TTAATCCATCTGTAAGTGATAGTGCTTGCATGATGCCTTCTTCGGCTTTAGCAGCATTTTGAAATATCTTTTTGCGGTCTTTAACACGCAGTTATGCCCCGTCTTCGCTCCACATCCAGGCAAAGGAATATAAACATTTTTTAATTTAAATGTCATAGCATTCTCCATCATACATTTAGCCGATGTTTTAATCAATTCTAAATCAGACTTCTTTCTAAAATCATTTTTAGTTGGAAAACTCCAGATTAAACAATGATGCTCTGCGTTTTCAATAACTTGAAAATCAGGATCTTTAAAAATATTATTTTTATCTAAATAACCTATAATAAATGGAAAATTACCATATTCTAAAATAGACTTGCCTAGAGTCAAGCGTACGCTAGGAAATAGCCTGGCACAATGCCCAGCTGTTCCTGCGCCCATAATAGCTTTATTATCCGCTCCAACCATGCCATTTGTTGTAATGCAAATTCCGTCTGTTTCCGGTTCTAGCATTAAATCAAAAATATTACCGATTAATTCTTTCAAAATTGTTTCCATCCGCAAATGCATGAATTTATTATTTTAATTTCAAAATTAGCCGAACAATTATTACAAATACAGTGTCCTGTGATGGAGTTTCCATCATGAATGTGAATTTTATTATCTTTCATAAGGCGATGCTCTGCTATTATCGTTTGACAAATTCCAATTTTTGGATAAAATTTTTCACAATTTGGACATTTAACATTGCTCATTAATATGAGCTTTTCAACCTCATTCATCCGTATCCTTATATGATTTATAATAAGTCTTTTTCGCCTTGACCTTAATAATTTCTTTGGATTCCCAATGAAGCGCAGCGAGATTTCCGCCAAAGCAACATCCTAAATCAATTCCATAACAAGATGTTCCATCACTAAAGGAATCTACTCTTGCTTCTTCTTCTGAATGGACCTGATGCCCATAGACAACATTATATCCGAAAGGACCAAATTCCGTCCAGAATTTAGCTCCAAGCTCTTCCGCGCCCTCTTTAACAATCTTTTTAATTGAAATAAATTTGCGATTCTCATCCGTATATCTCAAATATAAAAGGTCATCTTTCTTTTGTTTATCAATCGGAAGATAATTCTTAACTCCAGCATGAACAACATAAGAATTATCATCAAGCTTCAAATATAATGGCATTCGATTGATGAAGTCAACATCATCATCACTAAATTGAGTATAATGAGGATACGGATCTAAATATTTGTTTCCTTTAAACCATTTCAAAAATCTTTGTTCGTGATTACCTAAGACACATTCCAAATCTAATTCTCGTGCCAATTTAACGCAACCAACAGAATCTTCTCCTCGGTCAATTAAATCTCCGCAAAGAATAACCCTATCATTTAAAGGATTATAATTAATCTTATCGAGTAATTCTTTGAATTCGACAAGGCATCCATGTAAATCTCCAATGATAAAATTACGCAATGCTTTACTCATATTTAAAATAATACCGAGAAATTTTTGATTTTAGAATTTTTAACCATTTTAGCAAATTTTTTAATTTCTTTAATGTTTTGAGTTTCTAAGATAGCTTCTTCCAACTTAGGGACATTTGCTTCTTTTAACTTTTGAGCAAAAAGACGAATATAAGTCGCAGATTTAGATTCTATAATTAGACGTTGTGCCTTATTAAAATCTTTACCTTTTAAACTCTTTGCTAACTCAAAAATATAACTTGGCTTTTTAGATTCAAAAATGATTTTTTTAAACTTATTTACATTAATAGATTTAATATGTTTAATTAACATATGAGCGTATTGGGCTTGATTTGTCTTTAAGACCATTGATTCTATCTTAGATAGATCTGCGTCTGGAACAAAACAAGCAAATTGGCATAAATATTTAATATTATTGTCTTTATAGAAAGCTTCTAATAAAATGTTTTGAAAAGCAACAACATCAGCATTTTTTACATGTCGAGCAAAAGATAAAGAGTATTTAGGAGATTTGCTATTGATAACAATTTTTTGCATTTTATAATGCTTATAATTGTATTCGGTACAAAAGAAAAAAGCAGATGAATAATCATTATTTTTAATGATTTCTTGTTGCATTTCTTCTAATTTAGAAGGGGTCGCATTGTCAACAAGATGATCGGACATTCTAACCCATCTTAGATAATCTCGACTAAACTCTCTATCAAGTATATGATTTGTCACATCATAGCATTATATATCTTTATTTCTTGAAATCTTCAATAATTTCAAGAACTTTATCTAAGAAGCTATTATTCCAGGTTCCGTCTTTTCGGCTATTATTAACGAAATCTCGCATGTGTGCTGCCTTTCCAGCATTCATTTGGAATAATGGAGATTCCCATTTAATCTTATGACGTTTAAGGGCTAAAGCAAAATCTTTTGCTGTACATAAATTGCTTTTCTTTAGCTCATGTTGAATTTCAAGATATTTGGCATTATAGAAATTAAAAGCGTCTCTAACAGCAGCTTCCATAATTTTGAGATTGTCAGCCAAGATTGGTGGCAGATGCCCTATGATATCGTCTTGCTTTTCCGCCAGGATGAGTTCTAAGCAATTTCTAAGGCTCGCCCCGAGGCGGTCCTTCGTCTTACTATAAGCGACGTAGAGGGCATTTTTGACTTTAATTCTATTGAAGTGCGCATCCATGATAACAACGCCTTCGTGCTCCAACGGATTTTGATTGGAAACCCAATCAACCGTCTCTTGGAGAGAAGAAAAGTTATAAGATTTGACTCTAGGAGTCTCGGGATAAACATCGACATTATGAATGTCGAATTCTCTTCCAGAGCAAGTATTTCTAGCTGCTAAGAGCGTAATAGAGTAATTTGGATAATGACAAACAATTTGATTTAATGGCGTTGTTAATTCAAAGCAATATGTTAGCCATGGATTAAGGTGCGAAGTAAATTGATCAAAAGTTAAGTTAAGAGAATCGGAAAGGGCTTTTTCAAATAAGGTCCTAAAAGTAAAAAGACCGTTATCCATGATTAAATCGGCATCAGGCATACTTCTGGTCGCAGCATGCCAAGACTTTGAAAAGATTGAGTAATAAAGGATAAGACAAGAACCATCCAATTTTTCCATAATCTTTATTCCGGGCTTAGACCAATCAATATTGGCTTCGGCGCCTTGCCCGGCATTAAAGAAACGATCCATAGGTCTGGCAATAACGACTGTTTCGCCTGGAATAACATGATCGTAGTTTATTCGACCATTGATGGTAACGGCTTGATCAAGATAAGAGAGACCGTCTTTGTGGGATAGGATTAGTCCTCGACATTGCTGAGCGAGAAAATCTGAGTCCTTTGATTCGAGCATATCATAGTTGAGAGAGAATTTTGTTCCATCTTTAGAAAAAGATTGATAAACGCCGTGCTCTATCTGAAGGTCTTTGAATGACTTCTTTTCTAAAAATTGTTGAACTTCTAACGACATATTATTTTTTTTATTTAGTTTGATGTTATCACCAAAACATTGCTAATTTAATTTGTTCTTCAAATTCTTCTTGAGAGTGACAATATATTCGTTTCCCATGAAAATACCATCTTTTAGATCCACTTTTTAAGTCAATAGCAGGACCGTCTAGCCGATGAAGCTTGTCATTTTGATACCAACATTTACCTCCATCCGCCCATTCAACAGCCGGTCCATCTAATCTATGAAGTTTGCCATGTTGATACCATTCTTTAGATCCATCATCATATTCAATGGCGGGACCATCTTCTCGATGAAGATTTGATTCATCATCTAAATAAGCCATTTTATTTTAAATCTAAAACTAAATCAGCTACCAACTTCTTTAAAATGCTTTCCATGATTCTAGCTTCTGAACGAGACAATCCTTTCATCATATGCTTGACGCTATTTTGAAAGTTGACGATTTCATCAGAAACAGCCCCTTCTTCTGTCAAAAAACCTTGACTATTAAATAATTTATTTGATTTCATTTTAATACCTCGAATTTTCCTATGTAAGAGTAAAATACAATTCTTGATGTTTTAAACGCTTATCAATTTCTTTTTGAGCTTTAGCCGTTGAAAACTTCTCAGTCACTTTTTTGATAAATCTTTTAATTGCCGCTCGACGTCTTCCTGGCTGATCGAAACTATCGCAATGTTCGCCCAATAAATAATGACTCGCGAGCAAACCATAAACTATTACTTTTTTAGGAGGGCTAAAATTACTATCTACAAAAAGAGATAATAACATTTGCCATTCAATAGCACTATCTTCATCCCAATCTTTCTTTGGGAGCTTTACTCTTTTTAAGAGATTTGGAATTCCTTTACGAAAGGCAGATCGATATTTTTCAGGAATCTTTGTTTTTCTTGTATTTAAAAAATCAAAAATTTGGTCTTCAGAAAATTCCTGATCTGGAAGAGCCCAATTAATATAATTGATGTGGCAAGTTTGCGTCCCATCACCATCGTATAATCCATATCCAAACCAACCCATAATTTTCTCTTATTCCTATTTTAATTTTGGTTTAATAACTTTATTTTGTTTAACATCAAAGAAAATAATACGATCATACATCTCTCTATGATCGCCAGATAATTGATTCTCAATTATTTGATCGGCTTCGGCTTGAGTTATGAATTTTCCCTCTTGATTAAAATATCCGTGATTTTCACGATCGAAATAAACATAATATGGATATTCGCTATTTTCAAATGAAAAACAAGTAGATTTTACTAAATCTTCCTCTTCAAAGCCTATAAGGTCAGCAATATAAGTATTGATGAAATTATGAACTTTATCTTCAGGAAAGAGCATTAAAAAGTTGCCTCTGGATCATTTACTCGGAAAACTGGAAAACCATCTTCATATAACCACTTAACAATCTGTAATCTGTCGTCAAACCAAGCTGCAATATAAACTTTATCCTTAAGATGATTATTATAGATTTCTTGTTTGATTAAGACGTCTTTACGCATGTCTCCAGTTGGTCGCATGAATAATTCATATTCAATCTCTGGAAAATGCTTCTGATAAAACCTTTTCGTTGGCTCTCGATCTTTCTCTTCTCTTCCTGAGACAAAGAAGATTTTATAGCCAGCATTTGCGTAAAGCTTTAGAGCTTCAATAACATGAGGGTGAGGAAGGTCTTCATCACATGTGCTTGCATTGTAGGCGGATCTGCCACCATGTATTATGGAAATTGTGCCGTCATTATCGAAAACTACGGCTTTTGGTAACGTAGCATCTTGGACCAATGGTTGCCACTCTTTTTTGACCTTGGAATTTAAAATAATTTCCGTCCTCGGGACATAATTCTGAAATCCCTTTCCTCCAAGCTTTTTCCAAAACTTGGTTACAACTTCTTCGCCAACTTGAGCTTTACCCAAACGTTTTGAGTCTCTTAGAATAGCTTCTTCTAATGGGACATAAAAACATTTTTCGGTAATCGTAACATCATAGTTATGATTTTTCATCATTCGAACAACGTTATCAAAATGATATTTGTCAATGTTGACGTTATCAACAATGACATTGAGTCCGTTTTTAATACCTTCTAAGATCATAGATTGACGAAGGTTAGTAATAACTTTTTCATAATCAGAAGACCAAACGCTACCATTGGTCATTGCCCGAAGATCGTCATTTGAAACTCTAAGCCAATTCAAAGGATCCTTAGAGACATGTTCTTTTGCCCAGGTACTTTTACCCGAGCCTGCGGTGCCCTTTAGTAAAATTATACTTAACATTTTATTCTTTAATATTTAAAGAGCGAAGTTTATCTTCGGCAACTTTAATCGCTTTTTCTTTTTTAGCTTTTTGTTCTTTTAGAGCCTGAAGTTTCTTTTCCATATATTTAATATCTTCTTCTTGTTTCCATTCGTTATATTTGGCTAGTTCCTTTTTAAAAATCTTCTGTTTATCTTTAAAAGACGCTAATTCTTTCTTATATTTTTCTTGAGCCTTTATGAAATTCTTCATATTTTGTTCATATTTAGGGTCTTCAATTTTTTGATTTTCTAAAATCGAAAGAAAAAAGTCAGTCTCTTCATCATCGTAATTATACGATGATTCTTTTTTAATTCCAATAAAAAGCTCTTTATCTTTTGGCAAAGAGTTTAATTTTTCTAAAATAGAAGACAGGGAGATTCTGTAAGTTGGACTATAAAAATAGTCAGTTACATCATTTATAGCAATACTTTTAATCTCCGCAATCTTATCGAGATATCGATTTGGCTCTTCCGGAGGAAAAGGTTCATAAGGTTCGTTTGGATATTTCATATTCTATGATGCCCTTCTTCTACTACGTGTTGAAGACAAAAATTTCTAGCAGTAAATATATTTTTATTGTTGCGCACAAACCTTAAGCCTTCGCCTGGGTTTTCAAACACTCCATGAATGGCTCCGTCATAAACAAGGACCCATTTATGTTTATAGACAGGTGATATTAGCAAAACATGGAGGTGTTTCCTAAAATATCTTATGTTTTGTTTAAATTTATATTCGTTGTAAATTTTTTTAATAAATTTATTAATTAAGAGTAGTAATTTCATTTAATTTACTCTTCAAGCTTTTTCTTGATGCTTAGATAAAAACCATTTTCTAGCTTTATCATTAATAGACTTTGAGACCTGCTTCCACTCTAAATTAGAAGCCTCCAATTCATCTTTGGTTTCTTTTTGAACATCATTTGAAATCCAAGTTAAAAATGGACTAATGTATTTCATATCAAAGGATAAACTGCCAGCAAGAGTAGTAATTCCCTGTTCTAATCTTGCTTCGGTCAAAACCATATCCACAAATTGTTCAATGCTATTAGCGGTAGATGCGTCTACCTGTGCAGGTGCGTTATTCTTAATGTTTTTATGTTTATCGCCTTTAGCCTTAAAGCAAAGATTGCTGTAATTTTTATTACCAAGATGGTTCTGGCTAACTGGATATAGGACGATTCCTTCGCCAACACCTTTTATACCAAAGGTATTTTCAATCCATGGGTCGTTCTTTTCAATCTGATAAACAATTTTATTGATTTCTTCGGCTTGCTTGGCAAGCTCTTCAGAAGAGGCGTTCCAATCAATTTCTATTTGGGCTCCCTGCCATGGAAGAACATAAGTATTAGGAATGTTTTTGACCAAATCTTGAAGAACAAATGGGTCTATAATTAGAGTGTCATTATCTGAATCTAAATATCGAGCAGCAAAAACAGCAAAGAATTTATCAGAAATTTCTGAAGCAGCTACGCCTTGTTGTACACCTTTGCCCGCCCATTCTCCAAAAATAACCATTTCTTCATCTGTGTCAAGATGAATTTGTTCCCAAAGATTCTTCTGAGAAAAGACCCAGCGAGCAAAACCATAATTATCTTGGCTTTGCGTTAATTCAGTTGTTCGACTCTGAGGAATAATTTTATCTTGATGAATTTGAACGGCACAGCATGCCCCATGAATTTTAACTTTATATTTATAACTTACTCTCGAATTCCCATTCAGAATCTCTGGGTGAGATTGAGTAAACTTTCGAATATTATGAAGGCTTGTAATTTCGGTCCAGTGAATGACTGACATTTTTAATCCCTAGCTAAATTTTGTAATTCCATTAATTTTTGCAATTGCCTTTGAATGTCTAAAATATAATTTTGACTTTTAGTCTTAGACTTATTATCCCATGTTTCATGGTATTCGATGTCTGTTAAAATAATATTTAATTTTTCAATCGCTAAATCGTAATAGCCTTTGGCAAAGGCAAAAACTTTATTTTCTTCAAACAAGATCATTAGCTCTAATGCCGCACGAAATCTATCATAATAATACGATAATTTGTGCTTAAGAAATTTAGTATCTCTATCAATAGGCTCTAATAAAATATTGTGAATGTTTGTATTAACTAATGTTAGTACAAAATCAGTTGCCAATTCATTTTGAAATGGTTTTGGTCCCCATGCAGCCATTGTAACTCCTTATCAAAATTAAGAAAAAATTAAGATTTCTTTAGCAAGAGCATAAGCCCGTTTATAATTTTTAAAATGTTTTGTGATTTCAATTGCATCTTTTGTTGAAAAATTTGGATAATTATCTGTTATAAACGATAACACATCTGAAATTGACGTTGATTCATTTAACGATGATAATAAATCAATGTCTGATAATAAAATTGACACACAATCGTATGAAGCCATATGATGTTTCCATTTTAAGGGGATAACAATATATTGCCTATCAATTATCATGTCTTGAGAATCGAAATAAAAATAAGACTCATTTTCTCTAAACAATGAATAAATACTGCTCATTTAAAGAATTCTTTTTCATCTACATATTGAAAATCAATACATTCAATCATGTTGAGAATTGACTATTATAGAAGTTTTATAAATATTATTTACCCAATTCATAAATTCTTGATGAGACATTTTATATTTAGCCCTATTGCAATTTTTACAACATGTAACACAATTATCAGTTTGATAGCCAATCAAGTCATTTACTCTATCTATTCCATTATAGATAACATCTCCATTTCCATATCTATTTTTAGAGTTATTGCTTGGAATGGCGTTACAATAAAAACAATTATTAAATATAAGATTTTTAAATTCCAAATCCGTTAATTTAAATTCAAGATCTCGTAAATTTGCATTATATTTATATCTATATGCAATTGAATTTGCAGCAGACTCTCCCTTATTTTTAATATTTATTTTTTTAAATCTTTCTGTGAAAATTTCTAATTGAAAACATCCACAACTTGTCGTTTCCCCCTTTTTAAGGGAACCTATACTAGTAACGGTCTCTATTCCACAATCACAAATACATTTCCAATGTGGGTTATGATCTTTTCTTTTTGAAAGATCACGAGATAAAACAGTTAATCTACCAAATCTATGTCCTGCATAGTTTTTGGCTCTTTTCTTTTGTCGCTCAACCTTTAAACATCCACAACTTTTAGTTCCATTTATCGCTTTTAATGATGATCCTGCAATAATTTTTTTATTACCACAATCACACAAACAATACCAATATATACTTCTGCTACTTCTTCGCTCTATTTCTCTAGACAAGACTAGAAGTCTTCCAAATTTTTGCCCGCATAAATCTTTATATTTTTTCATGGCGCTCCTATTTTAAATAGGAGTATATCTGGCATAAAATTTATTTAAAAAACAATGATGCGTCTACATAGCTAATGTTTAATCTTTGAGCGAATGTTTTGTCAGAATGAAAATCGCCTACAAAATAGCTATCTTTAGCGCTTGCTTTATATTTATGAATAAACTCTATCCCAAATAAAGAATTTGGCTTTCTGCAATAACAAGATAGCGGAGCGCTTTGATGTGGGCAAAACCTGTAATCAATTTCAACTCCCAAAAGCCTATTAGTCTCTTCAAAGCATTCAACCGCTTTCTGATGAGTCAGCTCACCTTTGTGAATCCCGCTTTGATTTGAGACTCCGCAGAGTTTATAGCCGCGATCTAAATATTCTTTTAATATTCGAGCCCGATTTGGCATAATCTTAACCTGTGACGGTTCAACCGGATATTTTCCATTCCCATCAATACATTCTCTTAATGTCGAATCAAAATCACATATTAACAATTTAGTATTGAATCCATCATGCAATTTTCTAGTAAATGAATGATTTACAATCAAATCAAAACCTTCTTCTTTTGAAGGTTTAACATAATCTTTTCTGTACTTATAAAAAACAGCCGGAGGAAAGATGCTCGGATTCTTGGACTTTTTAATTTCCTCAAAAGAAAGCATTCTTCCTTCCAGCTTTAACATTCTTTCTAGAAAATTAAATTGAGAGTCTTCCATTGAAGTTCCCATAACATGAGCTTCAATGTTTGCCTTATATTTCTTTCCTAAATCAATAAATGGCTTTCTTATCTCAACATTAGGAAATAAGTTATCTAACACAACATCTTTATTGTCTATAAGATATGATTCTAATTTTGGAAGCAAATCAATGATGCTTCCGCCAATAGTGTCCCGATTGAGGTTTTGATATCCTTTATCAATAAAGGTCTTGGCGAGTCTGGATTTACCCGAAGAAGGATAACCCATAATTAATACGACGGTAGACATCTTATCCTTTAGCAAGTTTATAATCTCTACCCTTTAATTTTACAATCTTTCTGCCTAATTTAGGATGATAAGATTCTGGAACAGAGCGCATGACCCAGCCTTCTTTTACATGATCTCCTAAGGTAGATTTTCCTTCAGCAAGAGCATGAAGGCTTCTGTCTGTTTTCCACGGACCTTCATACAAGACAGATGCGGTTTTCATTCCCAAATCATTAGCAATAGCAACAACTTCATGCCATTCTAAAAATTTTTTATTTTTAATATCCCAAATATCAAAAATAATACCATCCATTTCAATATAACCATCCTTAGATTTGCAATGATATTTAAAATTTCTAACCTGTCCAACCATTTCATAATAAATGGTTAAGTATGGATATTTCTTTAATTTTTCTTCTAAATTATATCTGATTGGTATCTCCCACCACATACTTTTTGCAACTGACGCTGGTTTTGGAACTAAACCTAAAACAATCATTATATTGTTTATACTAGAAACTAGTTTATTGAATAAGTATTTAGTATAGGCAACTGGTCTTCTCAGAGGAGCTTTAAATTTTACATTTGCAGTCCCATTGCGTTTGAAATAATTGCGGCTTTTTACCCACAATTTATTCTCAGCATATGTGGCAGAAGCATTGCAATTATGAATTAATATGTCGTTTGCATAATAATTGCTGGTGTTAGCAACGGTAATATCATATCTCTTACTAGAAGACTCTATTTTCTTTATGGATTTAATTTTCATTTTTTAAGAAATTCTAAAATTTGTTTTTTAACAGAATCAAAATCATTATCTATATCATATTCCCAAACAGAAAGAACTGAATATCCTAATTTTTCAGCAAATTTAGTTTTTTCAAAATCTTTGTTCCATAATTCTTCTGCGGTTTTAACTACGCCATATATTTTTATGGTATCATTTTTGGAATAAAACCTTGGATTTCCATGATAGAAATCACCATTTACTTCAATTAATTTTTTATTATCATTAAAATAAACATCAAAATAATAATATTTGCCATTTTCATCTTTTACATTTAATTCAACATCTACATTATAACCACCTTCTTTTAACCAATTAAAAACTTTTTGGTGTATTTTTGTATATGTATTCTTACTTCTAACTAAATCTAATGGACAATTAGTCCCATATCTTTCCATCATTGTTTTCTTGACTTTTTCTTTAACATAAGGAATTTGACATGTATATTCGTACCCATATTTTTCTAATAAACTTTCTTTAATTTTATTCTTAATAGATTCTAATTGAAAGGTATTTATTGCGCCATATTCTGCCAATATTTTGGCGTCATAAGCAACTCGGACCGGATGTCCTGGCGATAAATTATGTCTAGCGCCATATCTAATTAAATTAGTCTTTTCTGCCTTTTTCTTAGAATTAGGGCAAGCCTCTTTAACCGTTCTAATTTTTATTTTAAATTTTTTGAGCTGATTATACACTGCCGTAACAGAAACTAATCCTAACTCTTCTGCAATTTCTGGCAACGAAGCCTCTTCATTAACATATCTTTTAATTAAAAATTCTTCAGAGAGATTTTCTCTCTTCCATTTTTTCCAATCTTGACATCTAGATATGTGTGAAGATACGGTGTACTTATTTTTATAATTATTTTCAACGTGGCAATATCTGCAAGTCCATTTTTCCATATTGAATTATATATCAATATAGAAAAGATTGAATCTAATTTTTCAGTTAGTCAATCAAAACATCATCATTTGACGATAATTCGTCGGCTCTACGATAGCAGCCTAGTTTTGGTAAATAAACCATATGATTGCCCGTTAATTTTAACGTTTTCCCATCCTCCGTTTCTATCTCATACCAATCATTGTTATTAGGCAATTCTGAAAATTCTAAAATTTTGTTAAATTCTACATTATTAGAATCTGAATTATATGATTTAACATGAATTCCAAGACGATTTTCAACGATTTCTTTTATAGAAATTTTTCCATTTTCAATGGAATCTAATATGGTGGAGCCATCAACACATCCTTCAAATTTCTCCTGGATTAATACATTTTCTCCTTCTTCAAATGTATAACCATATTTAGCCATACCTTCCAAATCATATTTTTTTAATTGAAAAGTTTTTGGGTTCTTTTCATTATCATTTGATCCAGATTTGGTTTTAAAATTATTTGGATGATCTTCAACTTCTTCTTCATAGACTCGTTTAGTTAAACCATAATACTCAACAACTGAATCGCCTTCTTTATAGCCAGGAGGACAAGGCATTAGCAGACCTTCTGAATAGGTCCCTCTAACTTGCTTGCTTTTAATAGTTCGATATTTAATCGGAATTTGATCGACTGGAGGGCTTTCTTGTTTAATGGAGCCGTCTTTATTTTTCTTAGGAGGAGGAGTTAAGAAAGCAAAAGTTTCATTGCTTGGAACGATGGTATCGTATGGTAAAAAAGCAACTAAATCGCCTGATTTATAATCTCCGGTTCTAAAAATAACCGGATACTCATTCATAACGGTTGAAATCTGAAGGAAATCAGAATTTGGAAGAGGCTCTACTTTTCCTAGTTTAACTACACATGGATAATAATCTGTCATTGTATTTTCCTTAATTGAAAGCTTTATCATTTATAATGATGATGCGGATAACGGTTAGCAAGCCCTAGAATTAATTAAAAATTAGATGAGTCTCAATGATAGCGTTAATTTCTAAGTCTTCTTTTAGGTAAAGATCCTCTTCTAATTTTAGAAATCCTACAAAATAGTGATTGTTTAGGTCTTCAATATTAACGGTGTAGCATTCATTTTCTGAAGAACTTTCATTGTATGAAATATAATACTTGGATGTTGCCAACGTCCACCTTGTTGGATTTAAATAATAAAATTTATTGCTCTTGTCAAGAGAGCTGAAAACATTGACTTTAGGGCATTGATTACACGCTAGCCAACCAGAACCAATATGCTTATGATTTACCATAATAGACTGACAATAAGGACAATTCATGAGAAAACCAAAAATTCTTTCACTTTGGACAAAATCTCTTCTTTTGAAAACAAATAAATATCTTTAGGAAGAGATGTCTCTATTATCTCAGATAAGGATTGAATATCATTTTTATAAATGAACAAGTTTACCGTTTCAGTATATAAACGGTCCAATGTAAAAGTTTCGAATTTAAGATGCCAATTATCATGGGATATAAATGTGAATTTTCTGCAAAGTTTATTTTGGCAAATATAAACGCCTGAATCCCCAAGCTCCCCACCAGAAGCCTTCATCTTCTTATTACAAGCTGGGCACTTCATAAAAAAATTAAAATCTCTTGAATTTTAAGAGATATTTCTTCTTTTGATCGTTTGTAAAAATCAATAGGAATTCCCGTATTTTTCATTATAATATTATTTTTATTTTTAATAACAACCCCCTCATCTCCATACGAATGGTATGGCTGACAATCTATTGTAATAGATTCGATTCGAACCCACCAATCTGTGTCATTACAAAAATAAAAATTTTCACAATCACAAAAATTATGATCGTTTCTTCTAAACGGAATATTAATTTCACACAATGGACATCTCATAATAGCCTTATAAAAAGATTAAAGTTTCATTTACTTTACGCAATATCTCTTCTTTTGAATATTTAAATAAATCTCTAGGAAGATTTGAGTCTTCTATTAAGGTGAGGCTTCCATCAAAAATGAAAACGCCTGGATATGAGCGATAAAATGAGTTGCAATCTATTTTAATGGATCCAATATGGATCACCCAGTCATTATCATTATAATAATAAAAATTTTTACATTCTTTACACTGATTGAAGTGTCGTTGTGAAATCGACATCTCATTTTCACACAATGGACATTTCATGAAAATATTATATTTGGAAAAATAATATCACTCATTATTTTTTCTTTAGAAAACAAATAGGCTTGAGGGTCTATATCAATATAAATATATTTGCTAGTTAATCTACAAATAATTCCGCTTCTAGAAGGGGATTTTTGTAAAACATATTCTTTAAATACAATATACCAATTACCATCATTGGAATAATGCATGTATCCGGCATGATAATTTGGGGAGTCTCTCTTTTCATTTGAGCAATAATATCCGCTCTCATTGTCCAAATAATTAGAACAAAACAAACATTTAATTTTCATTTAAATATAGTTGCCGTTTTAATAAAAAGTAAAATGTCGCTCTCTGTCTTTTGATAAAGATCAAATGGAAAATCCATCTCAATATGAGAGACTTCTGATGAAAGCCAATAATATGATTGTTCTATGTAATGACATATTCTAATGTCGTTTAGAGTTAGAGACCATCCATAATCTTCCTCAAACCTAAAATAGGGCAAATCGGCATGTTTTTTAAACTTAACTTTGGGACAAGAATCACATGTATAAATTTTACTTTTTGGTTCAAGAGTAGATTGACATCCGGGACATTTAATAATCATGAAAACACCAAATATTGGTTAATAAGATTAATGGCATCTTTTTCAGAATAAATATCAAGAAAGTTATTTGGGAAATTCCCTATGTAAATTTTTTTATTATTACAACGAATATAATCATTTCCATTTTTAGCATGATTAATAGCTAAAGCAAGATCGTCTGAAAACCATAAAAGAGTACGATTATCTGATGATTTATGATAAAATTCTTTTGGACCATGAAAACATGTAGCCCAAGTAAAATTTAAATCAGGACTTTTAATTATATTTTTACAAAAGAAACATTTAATCATGAAAACACCAAATGTTGATCTATTATATTTTTAATTTGATCTAATGAATGAGTTAAATGCATATTCGCAGGAAAATAATTAATATTAATTCTGTCAAAACTGCAATCTTCTTTTCGAATTATAAAATAAGAATAAGATGGGTTTTTATAATAGTAAATTAACCTATAATTATCTATATTAATAGCCATAAACCCATAATCATTACTGAAATAAAAATTATAATCATTCCTATCATCTTTTCCGCAAAAGCCGCAAAAATAACTGCGTGTCCATCCAGGCGCTGATTCTAATTCAGAATTTTGACAAATAAGGCACTTCATGAAAATATTAAATATTCTTCAATGAGTTTGACAATTTGATCGTAAGTATGAGTAATATGTAAATTAGCGGGCAAATCTAATAAAATTTTACTTTCTTTATTTCTGCGCTTATAAAGATAAGATTCTGATGAATCGTTTATTTTATAACAAAGCCTATAGTCATTAATATCCATTACAATTCTAGCTTCCTTAGAACACTTATCTTCTGAATAAGCATTATAAAAAAAATTATAATATTCGTCTCCATTACATCGCGAGCAATAAAAAGAAAATTCGTTAAAGGCGGGACTTAATTCTTGTTCTGTATGGATTAGACATTTCATTTCTTAATGACATCTTGTATTTTTTCAAATTTCTTTAAAAATACTTTATTTGAATATAATTTATGTTTGGTCACAAACTCTACCGGAAATGAATTCCTTAATGAAATTAATTGAGTCTCAATATCAACCTGATGTTTATCAAAGAAAAAGCACAATGTTTCTAAATACTTAGACTTGTTTTTGGCTGATTCCTGTATCTTTAGTTTGGCTAAATGACAAGCTGTAATGCAGAAAACTAATTTTTCTGTTGGCATCAAACTATCATAATCAAAATTTGATTCATTGAATTCAAATAAAGAATGAATGATTGGCTCAAATTTGCGATAAAATCTATACCAAGTTTCAAAGCGAAGACTCGCTTCGTATCCAACATATCCGGCAATGAGACTGCTGACGGTTTGTATGTCTGTCATCTTTAGCTCTTTAGCGCGCCATAACGCCTGGCTAGCAAGCGTCCAACCCCGAGGGCTTGGTGTAGCATAATAAGTCGTCTCTGGCTCGCCGCAAGCTAATTCTGGGTTCGCAATCAAGAAACTAACAATCAAATCGTGGACATCATTAACTTTTGCCCACTCAATCCAATAATCTAAATCAAATTTAAGAACATACTTTGCGCACCGATCCAGAATCGCAGAGCTGATTTGATTGGAATATGCCCCTTCTTCAATCAAATTGCCGGTCAAAATACAGGCAGCAGCATTTAATGGGCTCCCGTTAATTTTTTTAAATTGTAGAATTTCTAATAGTGGAGCTGTAATATCTGAAGAACACTTGTCAATTTCATCAAAAAAAAGGACTGTATCGGGCTTTTTACCATTTGCTTTTGGTAAGAAGTTTGGGGATTTAAAATCAACCGTTTCCGAGCTATTAAACATATCTGGATAGCCAAGAAGATCACAACGCTCAATAACCGATAAATTAATATAAATTATTTTATATCCACAATCTTTAACAGATTGCATCAATAATTGCGTTTTGCCGGTCCCTCTTCGACCTAATAGAAGAAGGTTTTCTCCACTATTAATAAAAAGTTTAGAGATATTAGCGGCTTGTTCTTGTCCAATTTCCTGTAAATTTAATGAGTTGCTCACATAATCAATATATCAATCCTACTTTTTCAAATTTTCTTTCAACATGTTAATAAATAGCTCTCCTTGCTCAATAGCATCTTGAACGGCGACATGTGTATGTTTTTCCTTTGAAAACCATCGTTTAGGCATGTTTTTCTTGGTTGTCTTCCGAAATGGAGACTTAAGCATTGACATTGCATAACTCTTAATGTCAAGACAAGAAAAAGAAAATGGGCTTCTTCCAACAAAATGAATCATGTACCAGTAGATCCAGCTCCAGTCGTACCCTGCGGGATATGCTAAAGCTACGGGATTGCCATCTAAAGCCTCAACCCATTGAACAAATCTAGTCATACCTGCTTTTGGGTCTTGAACGTTTTTGCGCGACTTTTGATAAGCTTCATCATTTTGAGCCCACCAAGCCATTGTATCCTTATCAGGAATTGCATTAGGCAATGTTTCTAGATTTATAGAGAAGGTTGAAACCATTTCTCCATCTGGATAAAAGGCAGCCGCTCCAAGAGATAACATCGAGCTATCTCCTGGAATCTTGCCATCTGCTTCAATGTCTATGCTAATATAGATTTCTTGTTTATTACTCATTTTATACTGTCTTGAACTTCTCGAATTTTATTTTTTATATTCTTAATATCTTGTTCTGTATTTAACTTATCAATATATAGCTGATTTCTTAATAAATCTGTATTTATTTTTAATAATTTATCTTCAATTAGTTTTTGATTGTTTTTAATCTCTTCAACTTCATTGAAAGTATCAATGTTTTCTTGGGTTAAACACTTAAGGTAAGTGCATCTATTCCAAGAATCAGACCAAAACTCTTGTTTGATCTCTGTATTTACTATTAAAAATTCTCCAGGCTCTAATTTTTGAGCTTGACTAAAATCAATTTTCCATAGAGCTGAATCTTTCGCTTTAACTAGAGCATTAAAATCAAACATTGTTTCGAGCAAATCTTCAAATGGCGAATTCCCCCATGGGTGGGACAAGACACTTCGTCTGCATAAGTGAAGATCTTGTTTATTAGGGCGAAAACCATCAGATAAAAAAGCATAATATTTATTCATGTTCATGAATCCCTTTCAAATAAGAAATTCTATTATTAAGCTGATCAATGTCTAAATCTGATAAGTCATAATAATTCTTTTTTATAAATTGTTTTATTTCAAAGCTATCTTTAGAATAGATCATTTTTCCAAACTCATAAGTTACCTTAATCATCCTTCTAATTTCAAAAGCAGCAATTAAAATAATAACAATAATTGCAATAGCAAGACTAACGTATAGTTTTACCATATTTTTAACTTCTTCTTAATTGAATACAATGAGTATTTAGATAAAGACTTTTCAATTAAATTGATACAAAGATCGTCTAAAAATTTAGAATCTGGAGCGGCTGGTAAAAAATCTTTTCCATTATAATTTTTAATAAAGTTATTTTGTTCCTCAGCATAATCAATGATTTTTTCATAAGACCATTCTCCGCGACGAATGGCTAAAAGCTCTTCTCGATCTGGACGTTTAACAATAACTTTTCCGGTTGTTAATATTTCCCGACACATACGCAAAAGTCTAACTAAGTGATAAGCATTTTTCGTATCAATTTGAAATTTTAATTCTGATTCAAATCTTGCTCTATTCCTATTTTCTTTCCAATTAATATAATTATCCCACTCAGTTTTCGCATTGGTATAAGCGCGCTCTTTCTGCATTATTTCGATAAAGTTATCGGATAATCCAACCTTACGAGCTGCGGCAGACCATTTGGCATCCGAATGAACTTTTAGTTCAGATAGCATATCTACCATCGTATTTTGCATTGAAATTTTCACTGCCTCGGGCAATTCATCTAGAAAATCTAGATTGAGCTTTTCAAGCTCTTTTCTGACTTCGGACTCAGCCGCCATGAGCTGATCTCGTGGAATTAGAGTCTGCTCAGGTAGACCCATTTCTTTTCTAGTTGGAGGTGCTTTTGGAGGATTAATAAAGTGCTTACGATGTAATTTTGCTTTTTTAAGCTGCGCATGAGCATATCCGGCAAAAGTCGCTTTAACTCGTTTTGAAAGAAATTTATCTCGATGAGATCGAATCTCTTCTCCAATAGAATCTATATGAACGATATCATCGTCATCTCCAAAAAGAACTTCTAAAATATTAGGATTTCCGTTGGTAGCAAGGGTAAAAAATTTTCTAATCTCATAAATGACAGAATCAGGCTCAGATAGCTCTGCCTGTTCGAAGCGGTATTGAGAACCTAGAAAAAATTTCTTCTCAGGAATGCAAATTCCTTTATAATCGTAATCAGACGTTTCATCTAAATGACAATTATAAGCTCGGCTTCCATGAAGCGCCAAGAGAACAGTATTGTCTTTAATCCAAGAGAGACTCGGATTATGATTAACGATTTTATTTAGAATATTATTTTTTATCATTCTTTTATAGGTTCATCAAGGTTTCGTTTTTCAATATAAAATTCCTCCAACTCATCATTTGATGAATTAAAGTATTCTTGAACGCAAGATAATGAAAGATCTGATTCGTTTTGAACGTTTTCTTGGCTCATTAAGTCTTCAATAGCGCCATCTTCACAATCAAATTCATCGATGAAAGCCAGCATGAATTTTTTGAGAGCATCTTCAGCTAATTTTTCAGAGGAATAAACTCCTAAAAATGATTGTCTGTCCATGCTGCGTTCCCCTTGCCCACCCATTACTACATATAATTCCATTATTTTATTTCCTTTATAATTTACCAAAACATCGCTAATTTAATATGTTCTTCAAATTCCTCTTGAGAGGCGCATTTTATATTTTTATCATGAAAATACCATACCTTACCTCCATTCGGAGTCTCAATAGCAGGACCATCTAGTCTGTGAAGTTGACCATATTGATACCAATATTTGTATCCGCTAGCAAATGTAACAGCTGGTCCATTTAATCTATGGCGCTTGTCATTTTGATACCATTCCTCGGTGCCATCTTTATATTTAATGGCAGGACCATCTATTCTATGGAGCAGATCATTTAGATAATAAAACTTATGTCCTCGCTCATCTATTTCTAGTCCATTTTTCATATCAATCACCAAAACATTGCTAATTTAGGATTGGTCATGGCTAAAAATTCCTCTTGAGAAGAGCATTTTATTAATGTGCCATGAAAATACCACTCTTTATATCCATCAGCATATTCAACGGCGGGACCGTCTAACCTATGAAGTTGACCATGTTGATACCACTCTTTTTTTCCAGAAGAATATTCAATGGCAGGACCATTTAATCTATGAAGCTTGCCATCTTGACGCCATTCTTTGTAACCATTATAATATTCCACAGCAGGAATATCATTTTGATATAATTTATTATTCTCATCCATAACAAGCCCACTTTCACATCATGTTACCAAAACATTGCTAATTTAGGATTAATTATAGCCAAGAACTCTTCTTGGGAAGAGCACTTTATATATTTGCCATTAAAATGCCACTGTTTAAATCCATCAACGCATTCAATAGCCGGTCCATCTTCTCGGTGGCGCTCGCCATATAAATACCAATTTTCATCTCCATTATAATATACAACAGCAGGTCCATCTTCTCTATGAAGATAGCCATTTTGATACCATGCAGTGGATTCGGCAGTACAGTCAATGACTGGACCATTATCTCGATGTAATTCATCGTACTCACCCATAACAAGATTCCTTATCTATAATTCCCTTAATACCATATCGTTTCATATTCTGAATCAAGACCCGAATATAAATAATTAAAAGGCTTATTAGGATTGAAATATTTGTTTATTAACTTTAACATTTTTATTTAAAGATTATGGCGCAGTATAGATTATCGACAATGTGTTTCATTTCTTTGATATCAATCTGAGGCATGTCAAAATAAGCTTCTTCGCTCGCTATAGATACCCACTCTGATTGGTAGTCGTTGCTTTTGTTTTTAATAGCATAATAGATATATCCCTCTTCATCTATTCCCCACAGATAGATACGATTTAGGTCACCATTATATTTAATGGTAGCATCAGTATAGGCTATTATTTTCATTTGAATATTAAATATGGAAGTAATTTAGGATACAAATTATCTGCAATATGCTTCATTTCTTGAAGATTGAGAACGAGATTATTGCCTTTCTGATTGATAGGAATCCAATCATCATGATCCCAAAAATAAGCTTGAGTGTCTTTATATTTTAATTTATAATAAAGATCTCCTTTAGTAGAGACTCCCCAAATATACAATAGATTATTATCTCGAAATCCAGGAGAAGCATTTACTTCCGCAATTATTTCTAAGCTCATTTTTCAATAAGAAATACTTTTGCCACAACCACAAGAACTCGTAATGTCAGGGCTCGTAAACTTAAATCCAGACGTCATTAAACTCTCTTCCCAATCAATCGTTACATTTTCCATATACTGAAGAGAAATAGAATCAATTAAAACATCAACTCCTTTGATATGAAAAAGTTCATCATTGTCTTTTTGAAGAGAAGAAAGCTCCATGTCATGGGAGAAGCCGCTGCACCCACCGCCCTTTAAAGCTATGCGAATGGAACATTTCTCCATTGCCTCTTCTTCGCAAAAAGATTTAATTTTAGCCGCTGCCGCATCTGTTAAAGTAATCATCTTATCCTCATTTAAAAATCAATAAACTATCAACAAACAAATTTACTCTGTCTTCATCGATCGATTCTATTTTTAGATTAAAGACATTTTCTAATGAAATATCCACGCCAAGTAAAGGCATAGTGTCGAAATCCAAGTCTCGACTACATACATGAGCGCGAAGAGCATTGTTTCTAATGATAAAACTATAATGAGGATAACCCCAATTATTATTAATTAATTGCCAAAATATTGTGTATTTAGATGTTTCTACCGTAAGAATTATATTATCGCTATCAAAAACTATTTTAATTTTATCTTTGTCATAAAGGCAAAATCTGTAATAAGAAAAATTTTTCTTAGTTAACTTTCGTTGTATTCTACGATATTTATTTAATCTGTCTAATTTATCCATATTGGCTTTTAATAAATCTAAATTAGAGAATCCATGATAAATTTTTGCCGTCTGTCTCTTCATCTGGAGACTCATTATCTTCAATGAGTTCTAAATATCTAGTTTTAATCCATTCTGGAGTCAGAATAATTTGCTCATCCTCGGTCAATGAATTCCATTCATTCATAACTTGTTTCATAATTTGAGTGTGCATTATCGTAAATAAACCAATCTTATTATATTTCAGATTTTCTCGCCAGTATAAGGATTCATAATGTCTCCTTCTTTAATCCCGCAAGAAATATAAGAAACCTTTAATCCAGTCTCATTTGAAATAAAATCAACAAAATGTTTTATTTGCGATAAATCATGAGAATCCTTCCAACCAGGAAGGCTCTTATAAACCGGAACAGCATCAAAGAAGTCACTTGAAGACATTGGCTCACCAGCCTCATACCGAACGCAAACCTTAATCTCGCCCAATCCATCTAAAATATCAAACTTAGATAAAACCAATTTGTTGATTCCAGACTTCGCAATCGCATACCTCATCGCTGGCAAATCTAAATACCCAATTCTTCTTGGTCTTCCAGTATTTGAACCATATTCATGACCAAGAGACCTAAGCTTTTCAGCTTCTTCTCCAAAAACCTCAGTTGGCATCGGACCCTCTCCAACCTTGGTCAAATAAACTTTTCCAATCCCGAAGACTTCAGATGGCATAAATTTAGAGAATCCTGCCGCTGCAATCCCAGAAACAGTGCAATCACTAGAAGTAACATAAGGATAAATCCCATGATTAATATCTAATAAAACTCCTTGCGCTCCTTCAAATAATAATCTTGATTTTTCAAATTCTGGAAATAATTCCAGAGAACAAACAAAATTAACCCCAAGATTCTTTAACTCTTGAAGGCATTGATTATTATCTTTTAACAAATCTCGAACTCTTACTCCGGTCCTGCCAACTTTAGCTTTGTAGGCGCCGCCGATCCCTCGCCCTGTCGTCCCAATGTGGGCGTTCAGAAGCTTATCCTCTTCTTTGTGAGACGTCAAGACGATGTGAGCATCCTTGTCAACGAAAATCGATTTGGCGACCCCTGGGAACGATTTCTCAGCCTCCTTGACCTCCGAGAGAAGACACTCTACATCCAAAACCATTCCGGCTCCAAGATAGGACTTAATGGTTGGGTGACGATAATCTACAGAAGGAAGAAGGTTATGCAGATATTTTTTGCCATCACGATAAATGGTATGACCAGCATTATTTCCGCCTTGAGAACGAATGACCCAATTATATTTGGGAGATAAAGCATGAGTTATTGCCCCTTTAGCCTCATCACCAAAAATTTGACCTAATACCGCACTATTCATATATCACCATAAAAAAATATTTATTATTTTGTTAATTTTTGTTGCAAAAATGTTATAGTTAAAACAACATGCCTTACTATATTTATGTTTTCCAAAACCAAATTAATTTAAAAACTTTTGTCGAGCGTACTACAAATCCAGAAATACGTTCAAGAGAGATTAAATCTTGTATGGAAAGAATGGAATTTGATAGATTTAAAATGACTCTTCTCGAAGAGTTTTCTGATGAAAATGAGGCTATTGAGGCGGAAAATTTCTGGATTGATTTCTTCAATTCAAGAAATAGGGAGTTAGGTTACAATTTAGAATTGTCATCTAGCAAAGATAAGCTAGATCTTTTAAAGAAATCAAGAACGTTATATTCTTTATATTTGATATTTAATGTTATTACGGATAAAATTTATGTTGGCATTTCTCAAAATCCACAGAAAAGATGGAAAAGGCATAAATCGGATGCTTTAAATGAGAAAAAGAAAAAATATCCAATTCAGCGCGCGCTTAAGAAATATGGAGATGAGTATTTCATATTCAAAGTCGTAGGAGAATTTGATTCTTGGACAAAAGCTTGTGAGGCTGAAAAACAATGGATTGCAGAGTTTAGAATTAATAATTGGAAATTATACAATATAACAGATGGAGGCGAAGGAACTCAAGGAGTAAAATACACTGAAGAGCGTAAAAAGATAATGTCTAAAATGAATTCAGGAGCTGGCAATCCTATGTATGGAGTTCAATTATTCGGAGAGGCAAATGGTAATTTTGGCAAAGAAATGAAACTACATGTAAAAGAAACTCTTCTGACATATAGACGAAAATTAACAGACAAACAAATTAAAGAGGTCAGATCGCTATATGCTGCTGGAGATTATACTCAATCAAAATTATCTGAAATGTTCAATATTAGCTTAACGCAAATACATAGGATAGTTCGTAATAAAGGGTGGACCGATAATCCAAATAGGACTGCAATTACCAAACCTAATTTAGTCGCGGCACAAGTAATTGAAATGCGCGCTTTATATGCATCAGGAAATTATCTTCAAAAAGAACTTGCTGAAAAATACGGAATATCTTTAACCCAAATTGGAAGAATAATAAATAGAGAAAGATGGAAAGATATTTAATATAAAATTATTTAGCAACAAGATTTAGAGTATATTTCGCTCCGTCAATTTCAAAAATTTTACCATCAAGGCTAGGTTTAGCGTCCTTAAAAGCAAGAGAGGCAATATATAAATTGAATTCTTTTTGAGACTTACAATCTATTAATTTGCCATGATAATACCATTCTTTGTCCCCAGAGTAATATTCAATAGCTGGTCCATCTAATCTATGACGCTGACCATTTTGGTACCATTCTTTAGGTCCGTGAGCATATTCAACGGCAGGTCCATCTTCTCGATGAAGACGACCATGTTGATACCAATGTTTATATCTATCAATATGTTCAAGAGCCGGACCTCCATTTCTATGGAGTTTATTAGTGTCATAATCAAACCATGAAATGTTAAAGTCATTAACAACAACTTTATATTTTTCTTCTTTATCGGTCTTCTGCATTTTATGAAAATCTCTTTGTTAATTTATATTTGACACCATCAATCTCAATTACTTTATTGACAAATGATTTGCTTATGATATCTTGATAGTCTTTTTTAGAATATTTAAGATCGTTTAAATAATAAGATTTTGCTCCATCATGCCATTCAATGGCTGGACCATCTTCTCGATGCAACTTACCATCTTTATACCACATCTTATTTCGCTGATGATCTACTGTTGCTGGACCATCTAATCGATGAAGTTTACCATGTTGATACCATGATTCTGACGTTTCTAACTTTGTTTCGGTCCAAATTATAGCTGGAGCGCCGACTCTATGAAGCACTCCATATTGATACCAAAATTTGGAGCCGCTAGGATATTCAACTGCTGGACCATCATCTCTATGGCAGAGTCCATGTTTATACCATTTTTTAGTTCCATTGGATAATTCTAATGCTGGTCCTTCTTCTCTATGAAGGATGTTAGTGTTTTCTTCATACCAAGCTATAGAATCATTGCTTATGATAACTTTATATTTATTTTCCATTGTATTTTGGTGGGCAATGACTGAATCGAACAGTCGTCTCTTTATTTAGAGTAAAGCGTTTTAGCCGTTAAAACCAATTGCCCGCTGCCAAAATTAATTGGCAAATTTATTTATTCGTCTTTTTCTTCTGGATAACAAGTGCAACAATCAGAATCTTGGCAATCCGGGTCATCTTCGTCGCTTTCGTAATCTTGATAATCAACCGTTACTTCGCAGTCATCATCGCATTCTTCCAACACCTCTTCATCTTGATCTTCTGAGTCAGAAGATGGAAGATTGTCATTAACATAACGAAGAGGAGTTGATAGCTCTTGGTTAACAAGACCAACAACCCTGTACTCACACACGCGCATCTTACTATTTTCGTAGTCTACGGGTATAGCTACAACATCTCGGGGATTAACTTCTACCTCTATAACAATATCAGTTTCAGATTGATTTGAACCAAAATGATCCATATAATGCATCGACGCACAATGTAATCCAGATGCACACGTTTGTGTTGGATCCTCGTTTACTTCATTTCGAGGCATCTTCAAAACTTGACCAACCGAATTATCAAACGTTCCAGTATGGATATCTTTAAAATCTGCTCTAACCTTCTTATAGGCAATAAAGCAACCATTTTCAGTCAATGGATGATTATTCTTTTCCAAGAAGGAGTAAAGTTCATTCAAAGCTCGATGGCTTGGATTCAGCTGAAGGTTTCGAGCAAACTTAACAAGAGGCTCATGAGGAAGACCTTCCCGAACAAATTCTTGAATTTTTCGCCCAAGAACATCTGGAACCTTGACGTTTTGAATAAAGACGCTTCCATCCCTAACTTCAATGTTTCCATTCGAAAACTCTGAAATTCTCTTAGCTGAAGAGATGAGGTTAGGAATAGCCGCCCAATCCTGGGCTTTAATGGCATCCAGGAGCTTGGATGCGTGAGCATCTGTTCTCCGGATGGTATGGGTTTGTCCGTCGTAATTCAGGACGATATTTTCGCTTGTGACCAACCAACTAGGCTTATTCATTGTTTTTACTTTCTTTATCAATTAGATTGATGTATGATATTAAATGTTTTTGTGTTTTTTCGTCATAATAAGAGTCAATTAATCTCAACAAAGGATACTTTTCATCCATGCTTTTATTTATAGCCTTTATATCCATTTCTGGATGAAGAGCGATAAAATCGTCTAAATTTTGTTTAGAAATTTCTTTAACCGTTGCTTCGTACAACGAAATCAAACTTTCGTTATTCATAATCAAATCATGATGTTTATAAATTTGATCTTTAAGATTTAAATACTTAAGAGATAGAGAGTCTTGATCATTTATCAAATGTCTAATATTTTGACTGGCATAAAGATTACGCGATGACACAGATGAATAAACGTGCATGCAATATTTTTGCAGCACAAACAAATCAATGGTTGATTGATCTTTAAAAGTATCTTCGAGATAAGTATCTAGTGATACTGCTTCTGGAAATTCTTTTTGAAATCTTCCAAATGCGTCATCAGTATAAACGCCATAAATTGAAATGTTATTTTTCAACAAACACTTTAAGGCATTAGATCGCAATTTGTCCCCTTCTACATTTTTAATGGAGACAGAAGGAGAGCCTTTATCATAAGCGTTCCGGAGCAATTTGCAAATTATTTTTTTATTCGCATCGTCTTTTAAAGAATCAATGCTAACCAAATCAAAAGAAGAATTTAGCTTATAAATTAAAAGCTTTGGCTTAGATAGCGATTTAGCTTCTTTTTTGTTTAAAACATCGAGGTTTATAACTTCAGATAATTTAATTACGCTCATCTCATTCAGATGATAATTATCAATTATTTTTTGATTATTAGATTGATCTTTTAGACAAATTAATTGAATTGACTCTTTTCCTGTTAGAAAACTTTCAAATAAATCAAAAAAATCTTGATTGTATGTTTCAACAGGAAGATCGTTAATTATTAGCTTAATTAGGTTTGGATCGAAATGTAATGAATTGTAATTATTTAGATATTGAACTTTATTGACAGATACATGTTTCTTTAGTTTTCGATTATAAACATTTTTATCATTAAGATAAAGCCTATAAACTGTTAATTCTGTGGCAGAAGTATAGTGTCCATAAGCTGGATTAAGAGGATCTAGGTGTAAATCCAACTTATTTGGAGTTACGGGCAAAGATTTCCAATTTAGATTTTGCAATCTATCAGAGTATTGAAAGATTTTTGCAATTTCATTGTTAAGAACAATATGAGCTTGCCAATAATTTGGTGCCGTCTCTACTTTGTCTTGAATTTTTTTATTCAATTCAGCGGCAATAACATCTATTTTTTTAGAGATGGCGTTTTTGGTATCTTCATCAATTTGAATTGTTTCTCGATTGGCGGCAAGGGAAAGCTCTCCAATTCCAAAATATAAAAAGATAGACCCACTAATCCTATCAATGAACTTGATATCATAGAAATTCTTTAGGGCTTCATATTGAATAGGATATTCAATCCCATCAACAATCGCTTTAATTCCATTGTAGTAAAGACTTCCTTGATAACGGTCATCTTTTATGATTGACCAATCTGTTCCGGAAAGAACTACTTTAGGCTCTACAAACGAAACGCCATCTCCATTAATAATGGGCTTAACGCTCCAGTGACGAGTAACAAACTCCGTTCCTTCTTTAAAAGCTCGAATATCTTTCTCTTGAACTGGAATGATAATTTCGGTTCCATTAGGAAGATCCGTCATTTCCTTTCCCATCAAGGAAAGTTTTCCAACCTTCGTCTCATCAATATAGCAAACGTAATTGTACTTTACGTTATTGACAATAGTTTCAATTGTAAAAGATTGGCAAATGCTGAAGGCACATTTAGAGCCAATGCCCCAGGCTCCAGTTTGGGTATTATCTTCTCGCTTGGTTGAAGAAGCATATTTAACGAAGATGTTTTCGATTCGGTCTGGTGAAATACCAGGACCTTGGTCTTTGATTCGATAATTAGAATCGAGGTAATTAGGGAGAGAGATAGTAATTGGAAGGTCTGGAGTTCCTACTTCTCGATGAGCGTCCCGAGCATTACAAGTATATTCCCGACAAACGGCAAGAATAGGATCGGCATAAAGCTTGTTCCTTAAGATATCAAAGATAAATCCAAGGTCTCCAACTCCATATGAAATCTCTTTCATATCGCCAGAGGACTCGATAACCGGGGCTTGATTTTTAATAATCATTTAAGATGATCCAAGGGGTTGAGGGAGAATTCCCAAGACAAGAAGCTAAGGCTTGGAGCCGCGCCCGTCAAGTCTTGGCGCTGTAAAAAAAGGCGATGGACAATAAAATGCCCATACAAATCAATTCAAGTAAATCCATTTATATTTAATTTCTTTTGTAATTGATGATATGTTTTAATTCTAAAAATATCAATGTTTGAATTATCTAATTTTAGGGCGAGCTTTTCATATTTAGAAATTAGGTCTCTGGAATGTTTAAGGGTAATCTCTCTTCCGATGAAGATTGGATTTAAAGTATTTGTTATAATGACATTATAGCGATTTTTCCGACCTGAAAATTCATCATAAATAATTTCATAATTGAAATGGCGTTTATAATAATGAAAGTTATTTGATTTTTTAAGTTTAATCATGAGAAAATTAATTTTGTTATTTCAGCTTCAAATTCATTTTGAGAATTGCATTTTATTTGTTTACCATGAAACCACCATTCTTTATATCCATGAGCCCATTCGATAGCAGGACCATCTGATCTATGACGTTTATCATGTTGCCACCAAGTTTTGGTTACGCCAGTATCTTCAAAAGCGGGACCATCTTCTCTATGAAGAAGATCATTTAAATAATAAAATTTATTCCCATAAGCATCTATTTCTATTCCATTTTTCATGTAAAAATTAATTCTGTTATTTTCTCTTCAAATTCTTTTTGAGATGAACATCTCATGGGCTTGCCATGAAAATACCAATATTTATATTCATTAAAATATTCGCAAGCTGGTCCATCTACTCTGTGAAGCTTTCCATATTGATACCACTCTTTATTTCCATAAGACCATTCAATTGCCGGACCATCTTCTCGATGTAGAAGATCATTTAGAAAATATCTTTTAGTTCCCCACAAATCTATTTCTAGACCATTTTTCATGTAAAAATTAACTCTAGTAATTTTTGCTCAAATTCCTGCTGAGAAGTGCAATAGATATAATCTCCATTATAATACCACTGATCTCCTTTGCCTTTGACCAATTCTACGGCAGGACCATCATTTCGGTGGAGTTTTCCATTTTTGTACCAAAATTTGGTACCGCTAAGCCACTCAACTGCCGGTCCATCTTCTCTATGGTATTTTCCATTGAAAACATATATTTTAGTTCCATCAGCATATTCAATGGCTGGACCGTCTTCTCTATGAACTATGTTATTGGCGTAATGAGTTTTTGTTCCAAAATGATCAACAATAAAGCCATTTTTCATTTAATCTTCTTTAATGATTTCGCCATGATACATCCAACGGTTTTCGTCATAATTCCAATGGCGATTATCATGAAGGCTAATATGTATCATAAATAATTTGAATATGCCGAAAGAAAAGTAAAGCCCGGCATGATCTTCATGCCTATTAATTTTAATATTGAATTCAAAAACGTCACCATTATGACGATACCAAGCTGGACCGTCGAATTGGTAATCAAAAGTTTTGTTTTTAGTTAAAGCGATCTCGCCATTGTCTAATTCTAATGTATAAATTTTCATATTATTTACCAAAACATCGTTAAGTTAGGATTTATTAACGCTAAGAATTCTTCTTGCGAATTACAGTCTATATATTTTCCATGAAAATACCAATATTTGGTTCCACTAATAAATTCTATAGCTGGACCGTCTTCTCGGTGGCGTTTACCATTTTGGTACCAAAATTTATCTCCAGAGTTTAATGTGTGCGCAGGACCATCTTCTCTGTGAAGACGACCGTCAACCTTATACACCTGATTACCAAACTCATCCATATGTAATGGAGTTTTCATATTATCTTACCAAAAGGTTATTAACGCCAAAAATTCTTCCTGAGAGTTACAATATATTCGTTCCCCACGATAATACCAACTTTTACCTCCATCAGCCCATTCAATGGCAGGTCCGTCTGTTCTATGACGCTCACCATATAAATACCAAAATTTGTCGCCGGTATTTAATATGTGTGCCGGACCATCTTCTCTGTGAAGATAATTATCAACAATGTATACTATGTTCCCAACCGAATCTTTATGGACATGTCCCATTTTTATGGCTTTATATTATTTTAGAATAATATTCATTCCAGGCTGCTTTAACCTCTTCTAAGGTTGCATCTTCTGAAACTTCAAAATTGGCGCCATTAGTTCCGACTACAACTGCCCAATTTGAACCTTCCCAAATCCAATATCTTGAATGACCGTAAATCGCGCAACGGTTTTGTTTCCCCAATTTTAGCTTATGATAAGCTATTGAATTCATATTATGAGGATAACGTGCCTTCTGAACGTTCATTAATTGATCAACGTAAATTTTACCAAATTCTCTACCAGAATCGCTGGCAGAAATAATAGTTAGAATCCCAGTCCTATTTTCGTCTTCAATCATAAAATCACCAAAACATTGCCAAGTTAGGATTTATTAACGCTAAGAATTCTTCTTGAGAAGAACACTTCATATAATCGCCATGAAAATGCCAAGATTTATATCCGCCAGGATATTCAACAGCTGGACCATCTAACCTATGTTTTTCGCCATTTTGATACCAATATTTATCTCCATTAGAATATTCTATGGCAGGTCCATCTAGTCTATGAAGTTTTCCATACCGATACCATTCTTTAGATCCATCAGCATATTTAACGGCAGGTCCATCTTCTCGATGGAGCTGATCATTTAGCCAATATAATTTATTGCCACAATTATTTATTTCTAATCCATTTTTCATTTAAAAATTATTTTTTAGAACGAAGATAGAGCCACATGTCGGATTTGAACCGACGAAAATCTGATTGGAAATCAGGTGCAATAGACCAGACTATGCGAATGTGGCGAAACAAGTTTGACAGATTTAAACTATCATTTACTCCTTATCATGAAGGAATCCTAAACATTTTAATTAAAGCGTTTTTATTTTTTTAAGCTGTTTAGCTAAACGCATGGTTTCTTTTCTAACAAAAGATAAATTTTTATAAGTTTGTCCAGATACAATCGAATTTAAAACCGGATCAGATAAATCAACTTTAACCAAAGGCAAAAGATCTTCAGCTCCAGTAAATTCCATTCCAACCCACCAATAATTTTTATTTAATGAGCTAAATTTTGCCGGAAGCTTGCCAGTAATTGGCGGAATGTTTCCATAAAAATCAATATCTAATCCCCAACCAGCTTCAATCATTTCTGCATAATTTTTTTTATAAGCTTTATGGTCTGGACTAATCCTAATGAAAGAGCGCCACATTCCCAATCTCATATCTCGAATAGCAACGCAAACAAAACCATAAGATTTCCATTTGCAAAAGTCTGGCTCCGTAACCCAATCTCCCGGAGGAAAATTCTTTTTATTATAAAATTCAATAAAAATAATGTTGGATTCGTCCGTCAATAGCTCTTCTTGGCTCATAATTAAGATATAACGAACCTTTATCTGCTATTGACGGACCAATTTCACCAATCTTCTTAGCTTTTAAGCTGATAAACCTTGCCGAATGGAGCCTCGAAGCAACAATCGCTAGTAATTAGCCAGTAAACCGGAATTCCAGGATTTTTCATTTCTGCGAAATCCTGATCCGTTAAGAAACCATCCGTGATACAAATTAAGAAATCTGTCTTCCCTAGTTTCTTTTCATAGTCTGAAAAGAAAGATCCTAAACACGTACCACCACGACCAACAACATTAATCTTCTTTAATTCAGTTTCGCTCGTTCCAATTAACTTTGTTGCTTTGTCCCAATAAATTTCATAATCCGCTGGAACAACTATACCTTCTGAATTTGTATCAATTGATTGTAATTGAGATACTCCGAAACAAATATCAGCAATAGACATTGATCCTGAACAATCTAATAGAACACCAAATTTAGATAAATGATCAATTCGCTTAGGAATTAAGAGTCCAGAGAATAATGGACGAGACTTAAATCGAGACCAATCATTTTTAGTGTTTCCGTCTTTTGATTTGATCAACTGAGAACGGATCGCATCTTTCCAACGAATAATTGGACGAGTTAATTGCCCAAGTTCATCTTGAAGCGCTCCAGGAACATTTCCTGCCATTCGCTTTGCGGTTTCAATCGCATCCGCCAATCGCTGACCCATTTTCTCTGGGGATTCGCCCGCATCCATATGATCGTCTAAGGTATCTCCGAAATCGAAGATATCAATGTATTCATCGCCAGAGCCCCCAGGCTGACCCTTGCCGCAGGAGTGACCCGAGCCACAGGTATTGCATGGTTGCTTGCCAGAACCGCTTGGTTGAGGCGCCGCAGACTGAGATTGACCATCCCCATCTTCGTCCCCTTCACCCTCGCCAGGGTTATTTCCTTCTTGATCTCCTTGTTCTTCACCATGGTCATGACCATCCTCCGGAGAGCCTTGCTCTCCGGCTTTCTGCTCTTCTCCTTGCTCGTTTTGAGCATTCGGATCTTTAGCTTCTGCTTTTTCTTTCTTGCCCTTCTTCTTTTTCTTAGGAATCTTATACATTCCTACTTTGCCGCATTCCGGACATTTTGGAAGAAGAGAAAAGAAATAATCATAAAGCTTCTCGGGCTTTTTCATCTCGGGAGACATATCAGGATCGGCATAGAACCAAGTTGTTTTGGTCGCTCGAACTCGAATCTCCTCTTCCTCTTCAGGAGTCAACTCTCGCTCCTCATCTGGCTTAGGCATATTTAATTCTGCCTTTGGAGGAGGAGGTTTGGTCATATCAAAATCAAGACCGGGAACCTTTTTGAAAGGGTTTTTAAGCATTTGAGCATATTGCTCAACGGTAATGTACTGCCCAAGGTTATCATTAAAGATTTGCTTGGGATCTTTATTTCGGAACTTCATATCTTCCATGATGAGACCGTTGACAATATAATCAACGCAAATGTTCCAAAGCTTGGGATTACGACCGCCACGGCGCTGAGGATGCATATAAATAGCGTGCCAAGCTTCGTGACCACAGACAAGGCGAAGACCGATTGGACTTAATTTATTGACGAAATCAACGTTCCAATAATATCTTTTACCATCGGTTGCTGCTGTTGGAATATTTTTGGTTGCAACATGTTCCATAGGCTGAAGCATGGCAAAGAGCAATGGATCTCCTCCAAGGCATTGACCTACATGAATATTATCTGGGCGCAATGCTAATTCTAGAAAAGTAGAAGAAATCTTCTGGGCTGCCTTTTCAAGTTTTGCTTGTTCTATTTTTCCAATAACTCTTTGAAACTTCATTATTAAACCTTTTTCTGTAAATAGATTAAGAAAGGATGGGAGAGGCTAACGCCTCTCCCAAACTATTTTAGGTAACCGTCATAGAACTGACGACTTTGCCGATAACTTCTTTCCAAATCGGATCATCCGTCAACTTGTATTTGGTCATACGCTGAATGCCAAACTGGCTTCGCATCCCAACCAAAATGTTATCTGAGTCAACATTGACCAAAAACTTTCCAACTCGATCAAAAATCTTCTTTGTATCTTTGTCTCCTGAATCGGCAATCGTTGCCAACCGACCACAGATAATCATTGTCGCGACAAGCTTTTCTTGTGGATTGAAGACCTTTTCATATGCATTGACGGTTTCCTTGGTGTTTTTGCCTTCGAAGAGACCATTAACCATTGGAAGAATTTTTTCGTAGTAGTTGTAATACATATCAAAAAGAATGCCGGTTTGCTTTCCAACATAGCCTGAAACCTTATTGATTCTGATATCTTTGGGCGCATGACGCTTCTCTAACTCAAAGAGAGCGGTAGAAGCCAAGTGCCAGCCACGAGGAGATGGATCGGCATAATTATCTTCGGTTTCAGTAGAAGCGAATAGATGATTAGGATGATCCTGGACATAAGCTGCGCAAGCAGGATGAATCTGATTCGAGTTACCAGCCCACTTGAGCCAATGATCGACTGAGGCTTCAACCAAATACTTTTCGGCGCGGTCCAAGAGAGGAAGAGATGGGCGCTTGCCACCCTCAGAAATTAGGTTGCCGGTTGCAATCGTTCCTCGAAGATTCTTAAGAGGAGTTCCGTTAATAGACTTAAACTGCAAGAACTCTAGGAGAGGAGCCCAAATTGAAGGATCTGCCTTATCAACTTCGTCAAGTAAGGCAATGCAAGGACGATCCCCTTCAAGCAATGGCGAAAAGAACTTTGGAAGAAGTACGTCAACGAAAAGGCGAGCTTTTTCTGCATCGCTTGCCTTTTTCATTGTTCCAAACATATCTGGGTAACCGCCCATATCCGTTCGTTCAGCAACAGAAAGGTTAATGTAAATCTCATCACAATCTGATTCTGCAATTACTTGCTTAGCAATCTGCGTTTTGCCAGAACCTCGACGTCCAATAATGACGACGTTAGAACCCATAGAAATGGAATATTTTAAGTTCTCGTAAAGTTGAGCAGTATCAAGCTTGGTTAGGTTGAAATCTGAGCTAACCAAGGCATTATCGGTCGGAGTTGTCATATTTAAATTTCCTTTATTATAACCTCTTGGTGAAGAGGCTTCCTTTATTTGAGTCTATTATAGTGTTTCGGAGGCGAATGTCAAGTCGGTCAATTTTATTTTTTTATCAAGCAGCGTCAGCGGAGCGCAAAAATTCGTCATGCGCCTAACAATTTTAGGCGGCTTTTAAAGTTAAATTTATCATAAGAAAGATGTTAATTCAGGATGAATTATAATTAAAAACTGTTCTTGAGTGTGGCAAGAGATATACTCATCATGAAAATACCACGATCTCTCCCCATAAAGCTCCTCAACGGCGGGTCCATCCTCTCGATGTAGTTGACCATGTTGGTACCAAACTTTACGTCCATTAGCATATTCAATAGCTGGACCATCTTCTCTATGGAAGAGATTGTTTAGATAATATCTTTTATTACCAAATTCATCTATAAATAAGCCATTCTTCATATCATTTACCAAAACATTGCTAATTTAGGATTAGTTATAGCTAAGAATTCTTCTTGAGAAGAACATTCTATGTATGTGCCATGAACCCACCACTCTTCATATCCAGCAGCATCTTTATACGCAGGTCCATCTAGCCTATGGCGTTTCCCATATTGCCACCACTCTTTATCTCCATTATGACGCTCAACAGCCGGATAGTCGGCGTCTCTATGATGCTGATCATTTAGAAACCAAAATTTATCGCCACGTTCATTTACAATGAGTCCGTTTTTCATTAATTTTCTTTAGTATTTAAATCAACAACATCTGGACTAATATAGATTATTGGTTTGTTTTGTGGCAAAGCATATTTAATGCAGCTAGCTGTTCCGCCAGTTGAGTTTTGATTGTAACAAGCTAAAATGTGGGAAGCAGAATCGACCATAAATTCATTTCGTTTATGAAATTTGAAGTTTTGATACCCTCCATCAGAAACAATAACCACCTTCTCCGCTTTTGACAAGAGGCGCCGGTAAATAATCTGATCTTTTTCAGACCAGGCAGCTTCTTGCCCGACAAATGGAACCGCCGCAATAAATGGAATATTTAACTTAATTGCAATGTTAGCAAGCCAAGAATCAAAGCCTTGAGCCATTCCACTAATGATTTTATCCGGCTTTTCTTCCAATAAGATTGCTTGAATCTCTTGGCAAATACGAATATAAGTCGGATTAGGAAGATTATAACCTCCAATAGATTTGGGTCTTGGACCTGTTCCAGCAATTATTTTCATAAGCTATTCAAATATAATTTTCATTTCAAATTCTTCTTGAGAATCACACTCTATTAATTTACCATGAAAATGCCATTCTTTACGTCCAGTAGACCATTCAATGGCAGGACCATCTAATCTATGACACCTACCATTTTGGTACCAAACTTTATCTCCATTCTGATATTCAATAGTATGACCGCCATCTAATCTATGAAGATGATCATTTTGATACCAATATTTATTTCCATTAGCATGTTCAACGGCAGGACCATCTTCTCGATGTAATCGATCGTTTAGGTAATAGCGTTTGCTTCCCCATCTATCTATAATCAGACCATTTCTCATGTAAATATTAGTTTTGTTATTTTATCTTCAAAATCTTCCTGAGAATTACAATTCATATATTTGCCATTAAAATACCATTCTTTATCCCCGTCTGCCCATTCAACGGCAGGTCCATCTAGTCTGTGGAGTTTGTCATGTTGATACCATCTTTTAAGACCATTAACATATTCACAAGCGGGTCCATCTTCTCTGTGAGACTGATCGTTTAAATAATATCTTTTATTTCCCCACTCATCTATTTCTAATCCGTTTTTCATGAAAATATTAACTCTGCAATTTTATCTTCAAATTCTTTTTGAGAATTGCAATTTATAAATTTGTTATGAAAATACCACTCTTTATATCCTTTAATGACATTACTTTCATACGCTGGTCCGTCTAGCCTGTGAATTTTACCATGCTGACACCAAAATCTATCTCCATTAGTATATTCACAGGCTGGACCATCATCTCGATGAAGTAAATCATTTAGATAATATCTTTTGTTGCCATAAACATCTATCTCTAGACCATAAATTTTCATGTAAATATTACTTTAGTTATTTTATTTTCAAATTCTCTTTGAGAGGAACATATCATAAACTTACCATGAAAATAATATTCTTTATACCCAGAGTAATATTCAACGGCAGGACCATCTAATCTATGAAGAAGACCATATTGATACCAGTATTTATTTCCACTAGCAGATTCAATGGCTGGACCTTCTAGTCTATGAAGTTTTCCATATTGATACCAAACTTTATCTCCGTCAGCATATTCGATAGCTGGACCGTCTTCTCGATGGAATTGATCGTTCAAATAATATCTTTCATTTCCGCACCCATCTATTTCTAATCCATTTCTCATAATGAAATTATATTTTGATATGTTGCCGCATTTGAAACCAGCACCCCATTACGAATGGTAACTCCATGCGCCGAATGGATATGACCGCACAAATAAGCCTGAGGAAGCTTATTTTTGTCCCATTTATAATCTAATGCCGTTGTCATTACTTGATTTCCAAATCTCATATTTTGATGAGAATCTAAATCAAGACAACCACCAATAGGGCAATGAGCAACGACAATATCAATATAATTCTTTTCAGACTCTGAAATCAGAGCGTCAACCCGCTCAGTCATTTCTGGAACGCCTAATTCATAAGCATATCTTCCATTAATCGGAGGAACATAAGGAAAGCCATAAAAATTCATTCCGTCAAATAAAACAGTTTTATCTGTTAAATCATAGGCTTCAACGCCACCTGCACGTAAAACTTTTTCAAAAGTCCCAGGAGAAAGATAGTCATGATTACCAAGACAAAACAAAAAAGGCTTTCCATGAATCCAATTTTTGATTTCTTCCGTCTTTGATTCCAACCACTCTTGCTGATAATAAGATTCTAAATTAATTCCATGATTGAAATTGGGGCAAAAATCTCCAGAATGAACAACGTAATCCCAAATCCCAAGTAAAGGATTGAATCTCCCGTGAGTATCTGAAGTATGAATTAATCTCATTCTAATTCCGTTCTAATAGAAACCCCGAGAAAAACAGTTGGTATTACTTTCCTGACGCTATTGTCAATCTTATTGACCGAAACAATAACGCAATAACTGGCTTCATTTTGGTCTGGAGCTACTAAAAGACCTTTGAACCAACTATAATTGGATAGCATCATTTTCAACGCCGTCTTCGCACTGTTCGCTTCTTTGAAGGTATTCATATTCTGGACCTATATTAGATAAAAATTTTGAAACATAATCAACGTTGAGCCTAGAAATTTCTCTAAAATTATCGGCAGCAAAAAATCTTAGCCACATTGGCAAATAGTTATAAACCATCTTTGCCACCATTTCTTGATAAGCCTGAGTCGCATTAAACGGCTCTTTCTTTTTTAAAGCTGGAATAATACTCCGCTCCAAAGAAAGAGCTATAGCCTCTTCTTGAATTAATTTGATTTTAAGATCGTGAGAAAGACTGTTAACCTTGTCAGGACTCATCGCTGCCTTAGTCAAATCATCTTTAACTAAATTAAATAAAGGCTCATCGAAAAAGCAAGTTGCCTTATGTATATCGTCATGAGGCATACATCGTTTGACAAATTTTTCTGATTTTTGAAAGAAAGCTTCATTATCTAGATCAAAATCCATCTCTTTATAAGAGATTCTTTTTTTGATCTCATTAAGTCTAATGAGTAGAATCTTATTCCACTTTTCATCTAATTTAGATTGATCTACTCTAGAATAAAGAAATTGATAATCGATAATAGATTTGCGCCAATGAATATTAAAACAAATATGACTCTTCTTTAGAAGAAAAAGAGTCTCGGGAGAGGCAACGTTATAACTAACATTTAGTAGTGGATCGAAGTATTCCGTTTCATTGTCTTCTTCTAGAAGAGACAAAGAAGATGGAACCATTTCGGTTAATTCGAATTCAAATAATCTTGGTCCTTCTTTGAGGAAGATTTTAGCGCGAATTTTATTCGCATGGCTGGATAATCTTTCGTGTTGAAATTGAGAAAGAAAATCTTCAACTTCTTGAGTTGTTCCAATAAAATCCCAATCGTGGGGACGTCGAAAATTTCGAAAATGAAACTTCGCCGCCCGAGATCCAATTAAAAGCATATTTAATATGAACCGTCATCTTCGTAGTAAGATGAGTCCTCATCTGAGGATGAATGAAGATCGTAGAACTCTTCTATCTTATACATAATAGCTTGGATTATCTCCTCTTTATCATCACTGTTTTGATTAGATAGTAAAATTTCAAGACAGTCTTGCTTATAAAGCATCTTACAATCATCGAAAGGATCTGGATTAAAATAAAAGTTAGGCGCTTTTCTTAAGCAGGCGGTAGCTAATGCTAGCTGTTCATTTAGCTTTAAATCAAAAGGATAAATTGGAATTTGACCATGAATTATATCCCCAGCCTTTAATGGCTTTCCGCTAGTCGAAAAGCCTGCTGGCGTCTCATCATTAGAGAGAGCAATACTAATCGCATCAAAAATACTTGTACTATTCTCATCTTTAGCAGATGGAGAGGCTTCCGTTAATTCGCTTTGAATTAACATTAATGAATGTGCGGTACACGTTGACTCCACATATTTTAATAAACAAGATTTGCCTTTGTTTTTTAAAGGAGAATCATCGTCTTCTGATGGTTTAAAACCAGGATCGATCTTAATCGCTAATGTATTAAATTCACTAATCGCTTGATTCTTGTCTTCAAAAGACGAAGAGCTTTCGGCATTTCGGTCACAAAAGAGTAAAACAACAGTGTAAATAATCATGATAAAACCTTTTTTAGATTTGAATATAAAATATTAGGATCGTTGCAAGATAAGCCGCTCTGTGAGCCATCATTCAATTCGATAACAATCCAGTCGCCTGCTTGGGTCTGGGCGACATCAACGACGAAGAAGTTAATCCTTCGACTGACAATGTCAATGACCTTCCTCAAGAAATCCGCTGGCACCTCATCTGGGCTCGGGACCTTTTCTAAATCTTCAGCATAATTTTGCCAATAATACCCTGAAGAAATAATCTTCCCATTACAGACAAAGAATCTAAATTCTTTGGTTATTGGAACTCCGCCAATTCCAACAAAATATGTTACTAATGGAACATATTTTCTAACATAAATCTTTTGCTGACCTATCAAACCGTCTTGAAGCAATCGCCCTTCAATTGCTATTGCCTCTGCTTTGTCTTTCGCAAACATAGAACGATTCCAATCATTCTTTCGAGAATTAGTCTCGCCCTTTAAAACAAAAGGTCCAACATCTGGAAGATTATATGTTCCTTCCCAAGTTTCAGGAGTTAAACTGCCTAAATCTCGGGCATAATTTCCTAAATCTGCAACATAACAATGCTGTTCATAGCTGTTTAGAGGTTTGGCTCCAATATTTAAAACTTCTCGCTCTTGATCTAATGCAAAAGGAAATAAAGAATATCGATTAATGACAAGATCATCCTTTTGAATGTCGGTAAGAAGAGAGACGCACTCAAAATGTTTTTGAGCCGCCTCTAACTCTTCTTTATCCATTAAAGATTTGCGATAATATATTTTCATTAAAACATTGGAAATAATGTATATTTCCTTGCATTCGGCTTTGAGCCAGGAACATCTTCCGCATCGTTATCGTCGTCATCTAATTCAAATTCACACTCAGAATCCTCTGCCTCATCCACAGGAAGATTATCGTCATCGACAGTTATTTTTGAGACATCTTTATGATCTGATACTGCCATTCTCATGTTGGCTGGATAAGCCGCATCTAAATCCCAGCTGTCACTTAAATGATGATATAAAAGAGCCTTAGTCTTGGTCCCATCTTTAAGAGTAACCTCAATTGGAGTCTTGCTATAAGACGAAGAATCGAATTTCATATATTGATTTAATGCTCTCTTAACTTCCTTATGGGAAAGATCAGAGGCGTTATAATTCAACCTTATTGAATTAGTTACATCAAGAGCGGTAAATGCGCGACGCGCTTCTATTAGCTCTTCGAGCGTTTCTTCAAGCGCAAAATTCAAATCAAAATAATCAAAGTTACTCATCCTATAAATCCTTCCAAATCAATTAATTTTAATAAAATATCTTTATCTAACATAGCATTGAGACTGTGCAAATCAAAATAGGCATAGCTTTTATCTTTCATTTGATGCTTAAGCCATTTCTACAAGAATAACATTCGAATTTAGTTTTATAAGACTTATCTTTTGGCAAGTTTAATTCTGCCATTGGAAAGAATTGTTGACAAGAAATGCAGTTATAACCTTCTGTATTTCCACAGACAACTTTTTCTTGAACAAAAAATTCTTCTTGAATATCAGGCGGGTTCCAACCGATTGGACCAAAAGGATCGTTTACGGTTGTATTTGGAATAAATCCACCAAAAGTTGGAACCGTATAAAAATATTTATTGGGTATGGTCATTTTTCAAATTTCTTTTTTAAGGAAAGATAAATTTTATACTCATAATCCAGCTCTTCTTTTTCTAGAGCTTTATTTTTTCGTTCTTTAACCGTTTCATTTGTGCCACTAATAATGCAATCTTTAAATTCTTCACTTGCAATATGGCAATAGGAATCATCTTCAAGATCTTTAAACCTATAAATATCAAAATCGAATGACTCAGAATTCATTTCTCTTATTTCATCTTTAAGAGATGAAGTTGCAATAGAACGTAATTCATATTCTGTTGAGTCTAAATTCGCTTCAAATGCAGATTTCAAAGTTACAGTAACTTTAGAAACAAATAATTCTTTATTGCTCATTACACTTCTCAATTATAATTGGAATACAGTTAATCGTTTGCGGAATTGAATAACATTCATAATCAAAATGAGTTATTGTCATTTTAAATGAATATTGATTATTAATAAAATTGATATCAATCGATTTAAGCCAATATGGCTGACCAATCATTGATTGGAGTTTTTGTTTGGTTTCTTGAACAAATAAGAATTCATTTTGCTTGGACGACTTCAACAACATATCGAATCCAAGTTTGCTCTTCCGTAAAAACGATAAATTCATCATTGATAACTGCTTTCCCAGCTTTTGCCCAAACCGACATACATGGCTTAATTTTATCTAAAGTATAAGGATGAGCATGCTCCGCAATTTTTTGCTTGCCAAGCGCGACATCATTTAGAAATAAATAACCTTTGTCTGAATTACCTTTTGCCCAGGCAGATCCTGACAATGAACTATAACCACAGGCTTTAGTTGAAAAGCCGCTATAAATGCCTCCGGCGCCGCCCGAGAACATCGCTCCTGAGAATGTAAAGCCTGGCTTCGGTAAAATCAAGCGGGACGATAAAATTTTGTTAATATTTTGGGTCCGGGTTCCATGGAAAAGAGGAAGGATATTGGCGTCATGATAAAGCTTTTCATATTCTTTTTGTTCCTTTATCCGAGACTTCCATAGCGGTTCTAACATCGAAGGAAGCTCTTTCCTCGCTTGATCTTTCTTTGCCATTGATTCTGCCATAGAAAGATAAGTCTCGAACTCTTTGCTTCGAGTAAGCTTGAAAATATTATTGATTTTAAGCTTGCCATAAAAATTATGGTTTGCAGCTCGGGTTTTATGAAATAATAAATCAATCCATTTAAAGATAAGATCAGAAGGGTCTACCCATTCCATCGGAGTCTTTAAAGACTGATACTTTTGATCAACATCTGACTTCTTAATTAGAATTTTTTCTACATCTTTAGCGTTTTCTAATGTGTCAAGAACATCAAAAGCTGCATCTAACTTAACATGATCGTCAAATCGTAATTGGTCAGCATTTAGTCTTTTAAATCCAAAATTCATTGGAATATTAGAATAATATTTAGAAGAGATAGAATTAAGAGAGGTGATATCTTTAGAACCAGCATTAACTAAATTTCGGGCTTCAAGCAATAAATCTCGTCCTTTATTTATTTGTTCGAGAGATAATTGACCCAGAGCGCATTTTGAAGTGTCTAGAGTGTCAATAATGAATTGATCAATCGAGCCGAACCACTCCTTGACAACGCTTTGAATGGCAGGATGAAGAGAAGATTTGGCTTCTTCTTGGACCTTAAAGCCCATTTTGACGGCTGTGGCTTCAGATAAAACACTAGATTCTACTTTGGCTTGAGCTAATTCTGAACCAATAGCACTTTTAATGAGTTTAATTTCAGAATAGCCTTTTTTAATTTTTGACTTGACAATTTTTTCTAATTCTTTTTCGGCATCAGAAATATCGGAGCAAGCACGATATTCTGTTGTCATGCGAGAGCCGGTTCTCCCGTAACAGGATAAAAGATAAAACTTATTATCTTTTGTTTCAATTAATTCTATACTATATGTTTTGTTATTGTTGCACGAAATATCAGTAAAATTTAAAGTTGATTGCTTATGAGAATAAGCAATATCTAATTTACCGATATCAGATTCTCTAATTACAGGCTTGGTCATTTTGGATATTTAATCTTTTTAATGTTAGTTAAATTTTGTTTTGCCCATTCGCCATCTTGGTATTCAACGAATTGCTCTGAGTCATCTTCAGAGAACCATATTTCTCTCCCGCTTCTTTGGTAAGAGATGAATCTTGTTCCTTTTGGAACAAGGAAAAAACAATCTTTATAAGATTGAATTAATTCATCTTTTTCATTTTCAGAAAGAACCCACTTCGATATAGGCGGATAAAAATCTTCTCTCTTAAAAAGATTGTGCTTAAGCAGCGCCTCTCTAACAGGCAATAACTTTTGCTTTTCTTTTCGAAGATTTTTAATAATCTCAAGTTATTCAGTGGTGAGTTCCATATTTTCTCCGTTTAACAAATGAATATAAAAATAGTTTTTGTCATGTTCCAAGCAATCCATATCCGCCAATGTCAATGGTCGGATTTTCTTTCTCTGTCAAATGTTCGAACTTAAAATTGTCATTGCCCAACTTAACAATAAATAAGTAAATGTTTGAGAATGAATCGGTCCATAAATAGATATCGCCATTATTATACTTTTTTGCCTCATTTACCTCATTTTCAAGGTCTTGGTCTTGATAGCCTAGTTTCTTTAGTGTTTCCCACTTTTCAGAATCAAGCTCTGAATCTTCATACTCTGCACATACATCTTTGCAAAAGTCAAAACCAAGTTTTTTAGTTCCAGCTTTATAAGCTTTTTCTATCTCTTTTTTATTGAGAGAGCTTTTAATGTTGATAGTTTCTGTTTGACCATGACCATCTCCTGACGGATCGCCCATAACTAAAGTTATAATATTCATTTTCTTTCCTTTACCAAAACATCGCTAATTTAATTAGCTCTTCAAATTCTTCTTGAGAGTTGCAATCCATTATTTTGCCATGAAAATACCACTTTTTATTTCCACTTGCGTCTTCATAAGCGGGACCATCCAATCTGTGACGGAAGCCATTCTGAAACCAACATTTATCTCCATGAAGCCATTCAACGGCAGGACCATCTAGCCTATGAAGGTAGCCATGTTGGTACCACCACTTATGCCCACTAACCCATTCAATAGCGGGACCATCTTCTCTATGAAGAAGATTGTTTAAATAATATCTTTTATCGCCAATAGAGTCTACAATTAGACCATTTAGGATTAACTCTGATACTGGTTTATTTATAGCCGTCAACCTGATACCCTAATTCTGATTTCAAACTATTTTCTGGAGCCTGAGGCGTGCGGAAAGGCATACCTCATTCTAACTCTTCTCGTCGCAAGCGCAATGAGAAATAATTACCGCGTCAGCCGTTCATAAACCGCATCCCCTAAACCAACAATAGCTGAACCAGCGCAAGACCAAACAACTAGCAATCCAAAACTAAAAGGAGAAGTTAAACAACTTAACAAGTAAATTAGATATCCACAGTGCCAACCAAAACACCATGGACAATTCAATAATTGAAACGAAAACACTCCAATATGTTTGTTATTCAAAACTTTATTTCTAATAAAACTAAAAACATCAAATGGTCCGGAAGTGTTCCTTAATATAAAGGACAATCCATAAATTGACAAAATCATTAAAATCATATGAAAAGCACATATCTGTCAATCAAACTATTGATCTTATCAACATCTACTGATGCTACTTTTGGCAAATGTTTAGTATCATAAAAATAGCCATAAGGAAACCTTCCGCCATTTAAAAATGAACAAAATTTATTTAGATTAAAATCTATTTCCAATTTTGTTGGATCTTCTATTGTCATTTCATTTAATTTTCGATGTTGAACATAATTGTTATTTAACAAATAAATATGTTTATAACCAATAGTAAAAACATATTTTTCTGTTTGAACAAGCAAATTAGGCTCTAGAGGTAAATCATAGAAAAATCCGCTTATTTTTACTTCATCAGAAGTAAATATCGAATAAAGACGATTTGATTTGAAGTCTGCCGCCCAGCTTTCATTAAATTTTATATACATATTAATTAAATAGTTTTAGACTGTCAATAAATCGATTGATTTTCTCAATATCAACAGATATGATTTTTAACTTTCTAGAAAATTGATTGCCTTTATAATTAGAAATATTACAAAAATCACTTAATTCAAATGAACATTTGACATCTAACGGCGGCTCAAAATCAGGACCATGAGTAATTCCCATGATAAAAGGCTCTGAAAGAACAGTAAGCATCCCTTCTTCATACATGAAAATATGTCTATCAGTTTGAATCGATAGGCATAAAACTTTGCTAATTGGGTCTTCTATCAAAGATATTTTGACATTTTTATTATCAAAATGAATTGCATCGTGTGCGTCATCATATAAATCATGCCATCGCTTAGTAAAATCTTTATACATTTTATTTGAAAATAATTAAAGTATCAATGAAATTATTAATGGCGTCAACGTTAACCGATTTAATCTTTAATTGTTCGTCAAACTCGCAGAAATCATTTATATTAAATGAACAAATATATTTAGTAGGATCTTGAATCCTTGAACCAGACCAGATTCCTGTAATAAAAGGGTCTGAAGGAATCAGAATTTTTTCATCATCATAAAAGAAAATATGTTTATTAGTTTGAAAAAGCAAATACTTTTGTTCTGAATAGCCAGCTTTATTGTAAGCCGAATTGGAAATGATTGAAATTTTCATATCTTCATTATAAAATGATATAGAAGATATATTTTTGCCGTATCTATCATACCAAGCTTTGGCAAAATCTTTATACATAATTATTTAACTAAAAATTAGTCTTTCATTCATTTTTGCTAAAAGAACCTCTTCGTTCTCATAAGTTAAGCAATCTAGAGGATCAAAACCAATATCATAATTTGTTTGAAAGACCACTTCTCTTTCTTTGAGAATCACAAGATTATATGGATAATGATTTATATTATAATGAATTTTTAAATTAAAAATTCTAAAACAATGAAGGTCTATATATGAAAAATATAGGTATTGGTAGATGCAAACTTTTGCCCCGCAGCTTAATTCATAAGCTTGTCTGAAATACAATTCATTTTTACAAAATGGGCACAACATTATTACTGGACCAATATCGAGAGTTTATTTTACTCCTACTAATTATTTTTGAATGAATCAAATCTATTTTGATAGATTTCTTTTAAGGCAGCAAGCTCATCTTTAGAAAGCTTCTTAATGGCATCATCAACTAATTTTTTATCTTTGACTTTTTTATTGGAAAGAGCCTGTTTTTTCTTAGCAAGACGTTCTTCTTCTAACTGAAGATATTTGGCTTTTCCTTGAATGATTTCATCTTTAAAAGAATCATCATATAACCATCGAGTCGGAATTTCTCCCTGCCAAGAATACTCATCACCATATTTATTAATGAATGCAAGCTCATTATCATCGGGAAAATTCTTACACTCAGTGTATAAATTACTGACAACATCTTCATCCATATTTCTGTCAAGATCGCCAAATTCGTTCTCGCTTGCACAGTCAAAATAACAACACTCTAGCTTTGCTCCATAAAGTGCAAACCAAGTTTCAACAATATAATAAATGCGATCAATAATTTCAGATTTTAATCTGCCCGCTTCAGACTGAGCCTCTTTCCAATCTGAAACTAATTTTCTAGAAATAGCTTTCATAATTATTTATTACCTTTCGTGATATCCCTAATAGGGCATCAAGTCCCTAATATCAGGAGTTCATTCTTTTTACTCCACTGATTTTTAACGCCATTAATAGAATACCTGGCAGCCAAGTCTATGACTTTATTATCTTTATATAATTCTCGAATGATTGGAGCATCATCATAAGATAAAATCCAATTAGGCTTTCTTTTCTTTAAAAGATCTGCCATCATCATATGCTCTTTTAATTTCATATATTCAGAGTACAACTCTTCTCCGGCTAAAAAGTACGGAGGATCGCAATAGACGGGACAAGTTGCATCAATTAAATAATCATTAATGTCTTGATTGAGAACCTGAGTTCTTCCTGACAATAATTTATTTATCTTAATAATTTTAGATTGAAGTTTTTTGGAATTATATCGACAATTAACTTTATATTTGCTTAACTGTTGCCTTCCTCCAATTGGAGAACTTAAAACTTTGTTGTCTTTTTTCTTAACAATTCCGCTAAAACAAGCTCTATTAAAAAATAGTGCTCGATACGCTGAACCGAGAATAGAATCATCTTCTTGATCATTTAATTGATTGAACAACTCAATCGTAACAGGAGTCTCAATCAATTTTAATAAATCATCTAAATACTGAGTTGATTTGCCAGAAACCACATCCCAAAAAGAATAAATCCATGTATCTTTGTCATTTAGAATAATGTTAAGGTTAGGATATTTTTCCGCAACAGCTAAAGCAACCGAACCACCACCTGTGAAAACATCGCAGAATTCATTTTCATTTTCTAATAGCGGCTCTAAATATTCCATAATAATAGGAATCATTTTAGATTTTCCGCCTGGATACCTAAAGGGGGAAGAATTCATATAGCGAATAAACTCTCTAATGAGGAAGAAACTAAATCGTCATAATAAACGGCGAGCTTCGATCCTAATTTTGATAGTTTTGGCGCCTTAAACAAATCTAACCGATGAAGCTCGGTTAATTTAACTATTCCTTTAATGTCAGCTGTTTTATTAATTAAATTAATAACAACAAAAGAAACATAGTCTTTATCCGAATAATTCTTAAAAATATGAGAATCTGACTTTTCAAAAATAAAAGAGGTCGAAAATTCTATGCTTTGAATGATGTTTTGAGATTTCACATGAATATTAACGTTCTCTCCGGTCAAATCATGATTCCAATTTTTATTACTAGAATCATAAATTTCAAAATCTGGATAGCTTAAATTATTTACCTTATCTTTTAAGTAAGAATAAGTCGCCAATTCACCTAGTTTACCGACCTTCTGGTCGAATCTTTTCTTTTGATCGTCGAATTGATTTCGACCAGAGTAATGATTGACGTCAATTTTATTGGCAAATTCTTCGGCTTGCTTAAGATCTTCTGATGTGAGTACATAATTCATGCTCTAACTATAACGCGCCGTCAATAGCCTTCTTCTTCGGTCTTCTGATCTACGGCTCTTTTATCTAAGGTGACATAAGCCTCTTCTAGCTCTTCGTCAGTGACAACCTGAGAACGCGCAACTAATTCATTAATATAAGCAACTGGCCAATTAGCAACTCTTTCTCCAAATCTCTCATGAAGAGGACCAAGTAATTGCTTGACAACTTCTGGCTCCAAAGCATCAATTAGAATAATTTCATCCATCCGACCAGGACGAAGGATTGCTGGATGAAACTCTTGAAGAGAATTAACGATTCCAATAACAAGCTTGGTTTCTCGCTTTAACATCTCTAAAAGCTCTAAAACCTCTTTATCTGCATTGATTTGATCGAAATCATCTAAAATAACGGCTTCTATCTTGAATTGAGTAATTAAGAAATAAAATAAATTATAATCATACGTATGATCAAATCTAAATTTGAGAGTTCTAAATCCAAGATTTTTAACAATAGCCTGACTAACAGAAGTTTTTCCAGTCCCAGGACTTCCGTATAAAAGAAGCGAACGTGAAATTCCCTTATCTAGGTATTTTCGAATGTATTTAGTATAATAGTCTGCCTTTGGGCTTTCAATGGCATTTAAAGGCTCAGCATAAATGCTGGCAGTATCTGGCTCATTAAAGTTCTTTTTATTTTGAGCATAGCCAAATCCAATAAAATTGGAATTGACCTCTTTGAATTTTTCATCAACCAAGAATTCAAAAACAGCTTCGGAAGTCGTTTCTCCTTGACGATAAAAAATACCATCATTACTAGAACTTTCAACATAAGCAACTTCGGCAAATGGTAATTGAACAAATCGAACCTTGGCAGAATCATTTTCAAAACGAAAGGGCTTTGATGGGTATTTTTCAATAACGCTTCGGAAAAAGCCATCTAACGAGAATCGTCCAAAGGTAACCATTACCCAACCATTCTTTTCTGTAAAGTATTCTCCGGCAAAAAATGCTTTGTCTAAAATCATTTCTCGAAGAATGTCAATGGCTCCCTCAGCCAAAGAATATGGAGTCTTTTCAACATAGAAGTTTTTTAGAGCGTGAACAACATTATATCCGAGATTAATCGCCTCTCGGTTGTGAATGATGACTTCTCGAAGGTTTGACTTTGCTTCTTCTTGCTTTTTTAAGAAAGAATTGAATTTATTTTTTAATGACATTGTTTACCAATTAATTTTAAGAAATCATCCTCTGAAATGAGCTTTGTTCCAAACTTTTTAGCATTAACTGCCTTGCTCGATGTTGAATTAACATCATCAATAACAAGATAAGTTGTTGACTTTCCAACAGAACTCTTAACATTGCCTCCGGCATCAATAACCATTTGTTCCAATAATGCCCGCTTCATCTTCATTGAACCAGTAAAAGCAACGCCAGAATTGGATAAAACTCCAACAATCTTTTCTTTAATTTTTAAACCATTTGAAATTAAATCATTTAAAACATCTTCATATTGAATAAGACCATTGAATAATGATTCGGCTCTAGCCGGACCAATTCCTTTGACATTTTCCATCTCTTTTAAGGAGCAAGCTAGTAACTTATCTAAGTTATCATAACCGGCTTCGATTAGCAGTTTGATCGTGCTGGAGCCGATCAAAGGAATACTAAGTCCTCCAATGACTAATTCAAGGGGGACCGGATTGTTTTTCCAAATCGAATCGTAAACATTTTTGGCAGATTTCTCTCCCATTCGATCTAATGACGCCAAGCCTTCAACTGTTAAAGTATAAAGGTCTGAAACATCTGAAACTAAACCAGAATTAATTAGTTTTTCAATTAATGATTCTCCAAGCTCTAGAATATTAAGCTCTTTAACCCAATTTTTGATTCTTCCAGAAATTTGGGCAAAACAATATTTAGTGTTGGGACATTGGATGTATTCTCCTACAGAAATTAATTTAACATTACATTCTGGGCAATTAATTGGTGGTTGAAAAATTTCTTTAGGTTTATTCGTTACTTCTTCAACAAATGGAATGACGTCGCCACTCCTGCAAACTAAAACTGTCGCTCCAATTCCAATACCCATATCAACTATATTAGAAAAATTATGTAGTGAAGCTTTTTCTACATCTGCTCCCATTAAATTAATTTTAGGCTCAAATATTGCGACGGGAGTTATTCTCCCAGAATTTCCAACTTGGATTTTAATATCACGTATAGATGTTTCTTTGGCAATGGAATCAAATTTATAAGCAATAGAACAATATGGTCTATCATTAGATGATCCAAATTTTTGATGTTTGAATAAATCATTATTATGAATAACTAACCCGTCTAAACAAAACTTAAAATCATCTCTTAGTTTAGACTGATAGTTATTTTTAAAATTTAAAACATCTTTTTCATTTTTAACCACAATAAAATCTGGAACATCAAATTCTAATTTTTTTAATAATTTAAATTGAGAGTCATACGTTTTACAATCTTCGTAATCTGTAATAATTTCATACGCCATTACATTTAATTTGTCTGAGCCTGCGCCATCATATCTTCTTGATATGCCAGAACAAGCGTTCCTTTCATTGCTATATTCGCTGAAATATTTAATGAAATTTTCTTTAGATAAAAGAATTTCTCCTCGAATCGAGGCATTAATTTTTTTATTTAATCTTAAAGGGACGCCTATCATCTTAGCAACATTAGATGTTAATAATTCTCCAGTTTTACCGCTTCCTCGACTAACTCCTTTAATAAAAATTCCATTTTCATAAATCAATGAAACTGACAAACCATCTAATTTAAGAGTGACAAGAATTTCATCATCATTTGCATATTTTTTTTTCCAATGAATAAACTCATCATGAGTATGACATTTATTTAATGATCCCATTGGAACTAAGTGTGTATACTTTTCCCATTGAGAAATGGGCTCACTACCTATTCCTATAATGGCGATATTTTTAGGATCTAATTTTGATAATTCTTCAATCCAAGTATCATACAAAAGATCGCTAATATTACTCTGATTATTATAATAATCATTTCTAGCTTTAATTATTTTAAATTCTAAATCTTGAATTTTATTCATAAATGCCATTTTCCATTTTTATTTTTTTACTAGAAAATTTAAAATCTGGCTCAAATTTTCTATTTTTTATCTTATACTGCATGCAAGGTATTGTATTTACAATAGGAGAAATTAAATTCATAAATTTATTTACAGATTTTTGACGTAGAGATATGGTATAGTTATACCCATCTCGATGATGACAGATGGTGCTCTCAAGACCAAATTCTTTTAATTTTTCTTGTAAAATTTTTAAATCTGATTTAGGAAATGACAAAGTTGAAAAATTAACATTTACAGTGCTTTTATGACTATGAGAAGATCCGTCATCCATAAACCAATAGGCTATTCCCAATATGTCTAATTTAGACATCCATTCCTCATTAACTGTTTTAACACCATTTTTAAAACACATTTTATAAATTCTTTCAAGCTCATATTTGTTATTATATGAGGTAACAAAAAATTCTTTTCCACGAGAATAACTCTCTTCGCCTTTTATGTAGGATCGTAAATTTGAATTTAATACATTGCATTTATGAATTAAATATTCTTTTTGCTCTAAACAATGCCCTACCGTAAAATCATAGGCGTCTCTATTTTTTCTTTTATGAAGGCACGCATCGCCCAAAAGAGAACCAAGAATTAGCTGTTCTTGTTCATAAGATAATAAAATGGTATTTTTCTTACGTTTTAATTTTAAAGATTCTCCAAGCTTCCTACATTTTCCCTGTATTGTCTTTCTGACAGTCCAAGGTGTTAAATTCATTTTAACCGCAATTTCTTCTCTATTAAAACCTTCATTATATAATGTCCATATGTTATCAACTTGATTTTCAGTAATATTTATTCGTAAAGAATTTGCATCATATAAATTTCTAGCTTTTATACCATTTGTCTTCATAAATGTACAAATGGCACTAGCTGTTGTTTTATACAGTTTTGCTATTTTTATTTGCGACAATCCAGAATTATAAAGCTCATCTATCTCTTTGATTTTTAAAGGTAACATATACTCCCCGTTCTCACCAATAGTTGGTAAAGAAATATATATCAAATCAAATTCGTCTAGGTAAGTGCAAGGCAGGCAAAAGAATTCTGCGCATCGCAGTCATTTATGGCAAGCATACTCATTTGTTCATATCAATCAGATTATGGAATCGCCGGTATCAGGCGAGAGACAAGCGCCAACAGATATGTTGCAATTCCAAAAGCGCCTATACCGAAAAATAAAATGCTCTCAAACGACGCTCCCGCCGTTGTAATGGGTTGACTGACTGCTTGCCCTTCAACAACCACACTTATATCTTTCTCTGATAATTCTCGCCAATTTAAAAGAACGTAATCTGGTTTGCCAACAGTTAATTGCCATTGCAATGGATGAATAGAAATGATATCATTTCGAGGCGTCCATGTATTTGGAGGGAATGGATATAAACGATAAGCCTGATAAGAAATGAAATATTGCTTCATTTTATTATTCTTTGCTTTTGGCATAAGCAAGGGCGTTTTGCAAGAGCGTTATAAGAGAAGATAACTCCTCCTCGGTCCTGTCGCCATCGAAAAAATTTAAATCGAATAGCCACGGCTCATTTTTAGGACGATAAACTTTAACATACGCCCCATAATCTTTATTTAGAAATGTTCTTATTTTCATTAAGATTTTCCATTATATAGTAAAATTGTCTTATTCTTAATACTCTTACATGAAACCTTCTTCATTTTACAAGTGCTTCCAATCCATTTTAAAGCATAATTTTCAGCTTCTTTTAACGCCTCTTTTTTAGAGCTAGCAATAACCGTAAATTCATGAGTCCAACCAGACTTCTTTTCTTTAAGAGTAATAAAATATACATTCATAGTAAATCCCCTTATTTAATGAGCCTTTTCATCTAGAGACTTTAGACAAACATAATTGTTAATATAATCTGGCTCTTTAGAAAAGATAGGAATGTTGTTATCAACAGTCCAACGACTTCTTGTTGTGTTATCTTTAAGATAAGTTTCTTTAACAATACAACGCCCTCGTTGTTCGGAGATAGGCAAATTTTCCCAAGGTTTACCTTTAGCAGATGTCATTTCTTTAATTTGAGAAGAATTCTTGCCATTTAATTCTTTATGAGAATATAAAGAACGACCTAACATCTGAACCGAATTGCGCATTGCGTCATTTTGTCTAAAAATGAAAGCATTATTGACTTCTTCTTTTGGAAGAACAAAGGCTCGGGCGTCAAATTGAGCCAATTTGGTTCTTCCAAAAATAAGATTAGAAACAGAAGTAAAATAAGAAGAAGCTAAAGATGCAGCAACAGAAACCATTTTCTGAAGATTATTATCAAAATAACTTTGAGTATTTAGTTGATCATAGTTTGTAATAAGAAGTGAAATTTCATCACTCTGAGTATAGCCTAATTTGCAACCATGGATGTTTTTACAAAGATATGCCGTCGTTTCATTGAAGACTTGGATGAGGCTTTGGTCCCATGGCTTTTGACATCCTTTAGTATAGGATGAAAAATGGCAGCCGTCAAGCCGAATTATAACGGGCATGCGTTTAGGTAAATTAATTCGATAAGCATCTTCATAGTTGCTTTTAATTCGGTCGCCCAAGTTATCTTTTTTATTTTTCATCATTTATCCTTTTAAATCAACCAACGTAAGCGCTTGTTTTCGGACAAAGCTCACAGGCGCCTTTCTTCCAAGAATGAGTGCAAGAGCGCGAATAAGAAAGAAAATAACTTATGTCTAAGATAGACATATTAAATTTCTTAGAAAGAAATTTTAATTTCTTTTTGGAGGTTGGAACAATCCAGCCGCCTTCAAATCGCTTTCTATGTTTTTTATAGAACTTTTCTTCGGCAGCTCTTATTTTGCATCCTAAAATTTGATTTTGAGAAATTATCATATTAATGACTCTTTTAGTTTAAAGAAGTCTGAAGACATCTTTTCCATCTTCTTTAGCATATTTTTACGTTTTTGATTATCCGCTTTTAGTTTTTTGACTAATTTACGAGCGTCGGCTTTTTGACTTCTATATGCGTCACTTTCATTTGTATAATAATGAATTTCTCTTTTGATTTCATCATCACATGATGAAATTTCTTTTTTAAAAAGATCAATAATGAATCGAAACATTTTCTCCGAACCTAATAACGCCATTATCATATTAAATTTTAATTCATAACCGTCTTGCATTTCCTTTTGCATCTGACTTTTAGTTTTCTTCATTATTTATCCTTTTTCTCGTTTTAATTTTAAAGCCTATAAATCCTATAGTCTTACTGAAAAATAAGTGCCGTTTTAACTAAACTTAGTATTTCCTCTTCTGGCAGAAGATAAATGTCTAATGGAAGATTTATTACTTGACTAATGTCATCACACCAATAAATAGTGACCGTTTTAGTATCAAAACGGATATTTAGGTGATAATCACATTCTGAAAACAGAATATTCATCTCATCATGACAAGGGAAGAAATAGATCCAGCTAAATCTATAGCTTGATTTAAATGAAGATGAAGTCGCCTTAATTGGAGGACAACTTTGACAGGATAGAGAAGTAGTATTTTTATAAATAGACGTAAGTTTTTTACTACATCTAGGGCAATTAGTTAATTGCATTGAACAAAATCTTTATCGATTGTTTCGACAAAATCTGATTTCCTCATAAAATCAACAGCTTGACTCAGTATTTGAGGATCGATTGCTATCCGAACAGCGGGCTCTAAATGAACTGGCTCATCTAAAATAACGATTTCCTTTTTAGTAAATTTGCCAATTTCTTTAATAAAATCTTTTTTAACTTGTTCTTGCAAAGCAAGATCAGTAGTTTTAGCATATTCTTTCGTTTCTTTCCCTTGAGCCCAGTATTTTTCGTACTTTAAATAAATAGTATATTTAATCATTTAAATTAGATTTCTAATCTTTTCATTTTTGAATGCTTTCCACAAAATAAGTCGCTCTTTTATCTGGACTAACAATTCTAGTTACTTTGTTTCCAAGGTCATCAACTTTTCTACGATAAGCTTTAAATTGATAATTCCCTTTGTTACCATGAGTATCCACAAAAGTCGCGCTGGTTCCGCCTTGCGCTTGATATGACTCCTGAACCAATTTTACTAAATTTAAACAAAGCCTTTTAATTTCTTCTTCCGAAAGAGAGTCTTTCATTCTTCTAGGATCAATTTTACTTAAATAAAGATTGTCTGATTTCAGATAATTACCTTGTCCTGCAAATAAAGATTGATCTAATAATGTCTCCGCAATTGTTTTATTTGGTTTAGATTTAAACTTATTTAAAAATGCTTTAAAGAATTCAACATTGTCTATTTTATCTGGTTCTTGTAGCGGATCCCAACCTAATTTATCTAGCTTGACTTTAAGCAAGCTTAAATCTGTTACAATATCGAAGGTTCCAAAATGTCTAATGTCAGTAAAGTAAGTTTCTTGATTTGAGAAGGTTAATTTAACTGCGGCATGTTTAGTTTTGGAAGAACTAAAGGAGCCAGACATTCCAAGAGTAATGAAAAGATTAACATTTTGATCGAAGGTTGCGTAAATAAATTTACCTTTAGCATGAAAAACGCAATTATCTAAAGGATAATTAATGGCATTAAGATTACTGATGCCTTCTTTTAAGAATCTACCGCCAACAATTTCAATGTTAAGAACAGATTGATGTTGAAAAGATTGATTTAATTGATCGACAATGAGACGAACTTCTGCGGATTCGGGCATAAAATCACCAAAAAGGAGCTAGTTTAATTTGTTCTTCGAATTCTTCTTGAGACTTACAATCTATTTCTTTGTCATGAAAGATCCAAATTTTATATCCATCAAAACTTTCATACGCGGGTCCATCTAATCTATGACGAAGACCATTTTGGCACCAAAGAACAGACCCGCTAGGGTATTCAACAGCAGGACCATCTTCCCTATGAAGAAGACCATTTTGATAATGGTATGTCATCCCTCCAATAGTAACAAATCCATTTCTCATTTGATTAAATATAAAGGAACTATTTTTTTAGAAATATAAGATTTCTTTAAATCATCGGATAAATATTGAAATCCACTAATCTTCTGCCGACACATCTCAGATTGACAGAAGCATTCCATCTCCCATTCTTCTTTCGTTAAGTTAGAAGAGGTAGAATAATCAAAAGTAATTTCCATGCCAGGCTTAATATCATACAAAGAAACTAATAATGCCCGCGTTCCAATGATTCTTAATCCACAAGTAGGATTACAATTGTGTCTAACTAAATCATCCATCTCTCCTGAGAGAGAAAGAAATTGAGTCAATGAAATCTGTAAAACATCATTAAAATTTAATATATTTTGCTTTAAAAGAATATCGCCTTTAAATTCTAAAATAATAGAATTGGCAGGCAAAAGCACCTTGCTTAAGACTTTTTTGTCCTTAATTTCTAAATTTTCATAGGTCATGAGAAAATTAATTTAGTTTTGTATTCCATTTTAAATTTTTCAAATTCTTGTTGGTTTTTGCAGTAGACTTGCTCGCCATGAAGATACCAATATTTAAGAGTTTTGTGCGAGCATGAGGCTTTATAAATTTTTGCAGGTCCATTTTCTCTATGTGGCAATCCATATAACCACCATTCTTTATCTCCATTCCAGCGGATAACTGCTGGACCATTTTCTCTGTGATATTTATCATTCAGATAATAATATTTATTTCCGAAATGGGATATAATCAAGCCGTTTTTCATATTGATTACCAAAACATTACTAACTTAATAGCCTCTTCGAATTCTTCTTGAGATTTACAGTTTATACGTTTACCACGAAAATGCCAATATTGATCTCCATTATTATGGATAACAGCAGGACCATCTTCTCTATGAAGTTTCCCATGTTGATGCCAAGCTTTAGTTCCACTAGCCCATTCAATTGCTGGTCCGTCTATTCTATGACGTAGACCATGTTGGAACCAATGTTTTTCTCCATTATGGCATTCAATGGCAGGACCATCTTCTCGATGGTATTTATCATTCAGAAAATAATATTTATTTTCAAGATAATCTATAATTAAACCATTCCTCATATTAATTACCAAAACATTGCTAATTTAATGTGCTCTTCAAACTCTTCTTGAGAGTTACAATATATGCGCTTGCCATAAAAATACCATTCTTTATTATATCCAGAAGAATATTCAATAGCCGGTCCATCCAATCTGTGTTTTTGACCATTTTGATACCAAATTTTACTTCCATTAGCCCATTCGATAGCAGGTCCGTCTAATCTATGATAAAGATCGTTCTGACACCAGATTTTGTCTCCACTAGGATATTCAATTGCGGGACCATCTTCTCTGTGTAAGAGACCGTTTTGATGCCACCATTTAACTCCAGAAAAATCTATATTTAGACCATCATTCATTTTATGTTTATAAAAGCTTGCGCGATATTCATCCTCACTACCATAAGCATATCGCGGCGATTTGTCAATCAAAAATAAATAGCGCTCGACATAATCAGATGTAAATATGCTCTTCGTTTCTAACCGCGCCGAAATAACTAGCTTTATTCACTCTGCATTCAATGTTTCTAGAAACATGAATCCAGGAATCCTCATGAGTATGCCCGCTTAAAACTATTAAATTTCTCTTTTTATAATTTTGCATAAACTCTTCCAGAGCTTTGCCAAGCGTTAAATTTACATTATATGGCAACCAAAAAGGTTCCATAAATGTCCCAGCATCTCTATTTGCTTCTTGCCACGGAGGAAAATGAGTTAATAAATAAATAGTCTTATACTCATCAATACAAGATGAAAGTGATTTAATGAGTTTTTCAGTGTATTCTTTTGATAAGGATCTGAACTTTTCAATTCTTTCTTCTAAAGAAGAAAGAATAGAAAAATCTTTTATTAAACGCCAATCTAAAGTATATTTAAGATAATTTGGGTCTCCTAAATTAGCGTCATACCAACCTTCAGCTCCAATTAAAGCTACATCATCATTAATAGGTTGAACTTCAGATTCTGTCATCCAAACAAGATTTTTATATTTTTGGCATAAACTTCTAACATCATTATGAACTTTTGACATATCAGAAAGCCAATAATCATGGTTTCCTAAAACAAAGTAAATTTTTCTTCCAGCTCTTTTGCCTAAAAATTCTAAATCATTAATGCAAGTTGGCGCTGAATGAGAAATATCTCCCGTTATAAACACGCCTTTAGATTTATTATCTAAAATAAGATTTAAAAGCTTTTTGCGGGTCCATGGCTTTAAGTGAGTGTCTGTCAACCAAAGGTATTTTTGCTTATCCATAATTAAATATTATCCAATATATTTGATTTAAATATCAAATTTAAATTAAATTTGAAAATACACTATGCTAGACATAAATCAAAATCTTTTACTGCTTTGAACATTGCTAAATTTTTCATCTTGAATTCAAAATCAATGTCAATTCTCCCATCCGCATGAGCTTTGCGTTGATGCTCGGGAATATAATGAACATAATCAGAGTGCTTGCGACGATCTCTAAATGAACCAGACTCCATCCCAGGCTCAGTATTGCTAAGATGTGTCATGGGTCTAAAAGCTCCCCAAGTCGTCATAGCCAATTCCATCGCATCTTCAGATGCTAAATCGTCAGTATTAAAAGTATGATGATGACTGTCAAAGCAAATAGCCGTGCCAGTCGCCTGATAAACCTCATAAAGCTGCTTTACAGAATAAGACGACTCGTCATTCTCTAGCGTTAGGCGATTACGAATAGAATCAGGCAATGCCATAATACTTTCAATAAGTTGCTTGCTATTCCCACCTTTGCCTCCATGAATATTGATTGAATAGTAAGGGGTCTTAGGAAGATCCATTTGATCAAAAACCCAAGCATGCATCGTGAGCATTTTTAATGAGTTAACTCGAACATTAGGATTATCAGAAGATAAAACTACAAACTGGTCAGGATGACAGGTCACTCTCATTTCATTATCAATAATAAACTTACCAGCTTCTTTTAAGATTGAAAGAACGGTGCCGTCATTTTTAATTTCTTCTGGCACGATATCCCAGAGTGGAAAAACACTCGTAGACATACGATATGAACGAATGCCTTCAGAATGTACTCTTTTAAGTATGTCTTTGACGTTTGAGATGTTATTAATGTAAGTTTCTAAAACTTTATCGCGCGGATATTTTCCATTATTGTAATTATTAAATTGAAGCTTTTTCTCATTTAAGATATTATCATAAATAATATTTCCAGTACGCTTGGTAACTGGAACGATGTAGTGACAGCAAAGACCAATCATTAAACTTATCCTCTAAACTTCAAATTTTATAAAACTTACCAAAACATTGCTAATTTAATTTGCTCTTCAAATTCTTCTTGAGAGTCACAAAATATTTCTTTGCCTTGAAACCACCATTCTTTAGTACCATCAGTGCATTCAATGGCTGGACCATCTATTCTATGACATTTGCCATATTGGAACCAATGTTTAGAGTGTGAATATTCGCAAGCTGGTCCATCCAGTCTATGACGTAAATTATTTTGAAACCAAGCCTTGGTCCCATCTTTCCATTCAATAGCAGGACCATCTTCCCTATGCAAATGCGAACCAAGAAAATAAAATTTAGCGCCTTTATCGTCTACCTCGACCCGAGGTTTTGGATCAGAGACATTTGGCGAAATGACTTTCAAGATCGAGGTTTGTCCCATTCTTATTGGCATCACCCTCCATTATAAGCACGGTTCAGAGGCATGTCAAGCCCAAAATGTTGAGCAAGAACGAATTGAAGCCTGAGAATTAAATATAGATTTCATCATTAGGAGGAAGTTCTTTTCTAACTAGAAAAAGCCTCTCACGAGCCCTCGATAAACTAACATATTTAATATTTTTTTCTTCTTGCGTTGAATTTCTTAACGTATCACAAAGTACGAATACATCATTAGCTTCAGAACCTTTAGCTCTATGAATAGAAGAAAAAAGAACTATTTTAGATTTATCATTATCTTTAAATAAGCTGTCTATATTTTGCTTTACTTCTTCTAAAGTAGTCGCATCTTCACAAAGATTCATTAAGCATTCAAACTTATCATCAATCGTTTCTGTACTGGCATTAGGGTATTTTTCTAATCTTTTTGCTTTTTCTTCTATCTTCCATTTATTTAGCCAATTTAAAAAAGCTTTTAAGTTTTTCTTTTTAGATTTTTTAATGAGATATTTTAAACCGTCTCCGACATCACGCCCTAAGATATTTGCGGGAATTTTATTTTTAAGAAAAACAAGGCAGAGTCGTATAAGAGGCGCATTAACTCTAGAAAGAACAAATGAGCCAGCTTTTGCGTGTTTAATCAAGTCATTAATTTGAAGATTAATGATCTCGCCATCCTTAGAATGTTCAAAAGGAAGAATGTCTTCTGCGAACTGCTTGGCTAAAGCTACTACTTTTTTGGGACAACGATAACAAATGGGAAGGGAAAGTTCTTTAGGATTTAAACGCTCTCTAAATGTATCTAAAATATTAACGTCAGCGCCCCTCCAAGAATAGATAGCTTGAAAATTATCCATAACAGCAAACACTCTGCCTCCTGAAGCAACTGCTGATAAAGCCAATTCTATTTGAGCCCTATTACAGTCCTGAGCCTCATCCAAATAAACATTTTGAAATGTTCCAACATTTATTTTATAAATAAATGGAAACCAAATCATGTCATTAAAATCTATTCTAGATGTGTCTTCTTTGCATTTTCTTAATACCGAAGACACATAAGAAATGAAAGATTTCATTTCTTCGCCGCATAAGTCAATATCAATATCTAAAATAAGAGATTCTATCTTGGAAGGAGTGTCAACTAAAGTGGCTTTGCAAAAATCTACTGTTTTAACAATATTTTCAATTAAATCATAATTTTCTTTGGGTTTATCAAATAAAGATTCAACAATGTCCCAACATTTTCGATTATCCACTTGAATGCCAGGAAATCTATTTTTAATGCCTCTAAGTCCTAAAGAGTGAAGGGTTAAACACTCTACTCCAAACTTAAGCTTCTTTTTAAGCTCTTCTTGAATGCTTTTATTGAAAGCACAAAATAATGCAGTTTGTCCTTTAGGGATATATTTTGAACCCTCTACTAGACTCGAAGTTTTACTAGCCCCTGCCCTAGCCAAAACAATAACGTTTTGAGTCCCTTTAGCAATCTCATAAAATATCTTCTTCTGATACTCAGACCAAACAATTGGAGTTTTATGCGTCATTCAAATAACTTTACTTCTTTAATTCCAAATGTTTCAAAATCACCGACTTCATCAGACTCAACATCTAATGACAAATCATACTTAATAGACAAATCCCGACTCATCTCGGACAAATATTCTCGACACAATCCGTTATAATGAGCAACCTTTTTATTAAATTCTATTTCATTTTTAGACTCCCAACGAGAGCCCGTCCAAATTAAATCATATCCAAATTCGTCCGTTCTAACAGGCTTTAGATTTGAATTCTTCAAACCCCAATCTTTTTCTAATTCATTTAGTTCTTTTCTAAATTCTTTAATTCTCTTTAATCTATTTTCAAATTGCTCTTTTTTATCTTCTATTGTCTTTTTAGAAAGAGAAACTCCTAAAGCGCTCTCGCCATAATCATAAGTATAACCGTAGAGAATGTAAGGCATTTTTAGAGTTTCTTGCCGCCATGCTTAAATGGACGAGTCTTATTATACGCCATCTTAACTCGAACCGCTTCTTCTAAGTCAATCTTATGATGCTCGCAAAATTCACATAATCTAATTAAAACATCCGCCGCTTCTGAAGGACCACCTAATGGTTTGCCATTTTCAAAATACATCTCGTTAATAGGTTTGTTGTTTCTATATTCCTCTAATAATTCAGAAAGTTCTGAATGCATTAAAGCAATGTCGTCTCCAATAGACTTTCCTTTGCCATCATAAAACCCTTTGGCTTTGGCATTTTTATGAGCTTTCTTCATAATCTTTTTAATTGTAAGTTGTTTCATATTATCCTTTAGTCTTGTTAATACCATGAATTTTCGGTAGAGTGAGTAATATAATATGATACCGAATTTGAGCCAAACATTTCTCTATAGAGAAAAATCATCATTGATATATTTTCTGATTTAACGTATGAAATGAGCTTGTCTGTGCGCTCATTTTCTCCATGAGCATCAATCATTTCTTTTAATAAAAATTTACACGCCTTTTTTAGATCGAGATAAGATCTAACCGTAGCTTTATAATTTAAAGCTTCAGGAAAATATAAAGTGTGAATCGTGTCCCATTTATACGTCAT